TGTCTTTCGCCCCGCACGGCGAGGGGGCCCTCCCCCACCCTCTATGTCCGATTCGCACCGCGTGTCAGCGGCGCGTCACAGTCACCGTGCGTTGGTGATGGCGGCGCCGAGGCGGCCACCGGCCGAGGTGTTGCAGTGGGCGTGCTCGAGCCGGTCGGCTCGGGCCGTCGGGTCGAAGTATCGGTCCCGGGTGTGACCCGCTTGCAGCTCCTGCTCGGGGGTCATGGGCTGCTCGCAGCGGGCGCAGGTCCAGGCGGGCCGGCCGCGCGCGATGTCGCGGGCCAGCTCGGCGATGAGCTTGGCCCGGGTGTCGTTGTGCGCCTTGTCGTAGCCGCGGCGGTAGGCGCTGCCTCGTCGCTGCTCGGCCTCGCGGGCGCAGGTGGCGCAGCGGCCGGGGCCGTGGACCATCTGCGGGCAGCCGGGCGTCGGGCAGGCTCGCCAGCGGTTCCGCGGCATCGTGCACCTCCCGGCGTGCGGAAGCCCCGGCACGGGGGTGACCGGGGCTTCCTGACGAGCGCGCCGCTCGGGGGGATGGGCGCACTACGTCGATGTTGAGACGGTAACAGGTTTCCGCAGGTCAGTGCGGAGGAGTGCCGAACTCGGGCGTGTCATCTTCGGCACGAAGACCACGGGCAGGAGCACTGCGCTCCCGTCCCTCGAACGTTACCTCGCTGTGGTCTCGCCCCGACGCGCTGCACGGCCCCCCGTCGAAGCCGTGCGCGGGGATCATCGTCCGAGCCGCGATGACGATCGGCGTCCCGCAAGCCGGGCAGCGCAGAGACGCCACGTTGATCGGGCAGTAGGTGTGATGCATCCCGGACGGTGTGTCGGTAGGCGCCCCGCAGGTGCACTCTCGGCCGCTGAGGTTGCCACACAGGATGACGCGGCCGAAGCCAGCCCGGGTCACGGCGAAGGCTCCCAGCGGGTGTGGACGGTCAGCCGGACGTACTTCCGCAGCGGCGGCCGCGGCTCCTCGCCCTTGGATGCCGCGACGGTGGCGTGCAGGTGGTTCCACTGGCTGCGCAGCGAGTCGGCGTGCTCCTCGTCCACGGCGGGGCGCGCGTCGGGTCCTGGGCCATCGGCGCGGCGGCTGTTCGCCCACTGCTGGTAAACCTCCGTCCCGTCGCGGGGGACGAGGATGTACCGCTCCCGGAGATCCCCGAGGACCGCCGCAACGATCCTCCGGTCGTTGTCGATCGGGTGGGGCTGCGGGGATCCGGCGTCAGCGTCCGCACACACCCGGGCGAGGCGCTCCACCTCCGGGTCGACTTCGGGCAGGTCGGCGCTGCACGACTTCGGGAAGCGGCAGCAGCGCGGGTCGAACTCGCCCGATGCGGCGCCCGGCCACCGTTCGACGCACGCGGGATCCCGCTCAACTTCGGCCATCAGCCGTTCACCGCCTGCGATGGAGGGAACTCGTCGCGCGGCTCGACTGTGCCTGGCGGCAGTTCCTCGTCGACGACGAGCGGGATGCCGAGCAGCGGGTTCAGCACGCCGGCCGGCGGGTCAGGCCACGCGGTCGAGCGCAGCCGGTCCATGACGTCCGGGGCGACGGCGATGCACTTCGGTGGCCGCGGCTGGGCGGCGAGGGTCGCGTAGGCCGCGCGGACGCTATCGAGCGTCACGTGGTTTCCGGCGGGTTTCTGCTCGGCCTGCACCGGCAGGGTGCCGGGAAACTCGCTCACGACGCCTCCTGGTCGTCTAAGAGCAGCGGGTGCCCGATGCGCACGCGCCGCCACTCGCCGTCCTCGCTTTCCTCGCCGACGACCAGCCGCTGCTCGTGCTTCATGGCGATGAGGTCGAGCTGCGGGATGAGCGCCGGGGTGACCCAGCGGTGAAGGACGACGGCAACGCCCTTCGTGGCACCTAGGACGGCATCGAGGTGGCCACACTCGTAGCCGGCGACGAAGGCTGCGTCGTCGTAGGAGCCACCGTTGGTGATGCATGCGACGAATGGCATGACGGGCTGGTACTCGGCGGACTGGTCGGGTACGTCGGTCACGATGCCTCCTGGGCGAGGGTGCGGTTGGCGCGGGCTCGGGCGCGGCGGGCGCGTTCGACGTCGAGCAGCTGGTCCTCGCGGACGTACCGCTGCCGGTCGATGGGGTTGCGGACGGCGAGGAGGTCGCCGTCGGCGATCCACTGGCGGATGGTGTCGACCCGGCGGCCGACGCGGGCGGCGGCCTGCGGGATGGTCAGGGCGATCACGCGGCACCGCCGAGCGGCGCGAAGTCGCGCGGGTCGACGACCTCGAGGCCGACGGTCGGGTCGTCGTCGAGGAGGCGCTCGGTGACGGCCCAGGAGTAGAAGCCGCGGACGGCGGCGAGGCGGCGGCGTGCGGTGTCGAGGCGCTGGTCGGTGACGGCGTCCGGGTCGAGCAGGGCGACGGTCCAGGCGGCGAGGGTGGTGGGGGCGGCGAGGAGCGGCGTGGTCTGCCCGGTGGCTCGCGCGGTCTCGTCGGCGGCGAGCCACTCCCCCAGGGCGCGGAGGGCTCGGCGGACGACGTAGACCTGGGCGGGCTTGGTCTTGGCGACCTCGAGCCGGTAGAGGTGCGCGGCGACGGGGTCCTCGAAGGCGCGGGCGGCGACGACGATGCGGGTGTAGAGGCCGTACCGGTCCTCGGGGATGGGTTCGCCGCAGTCCTTCGCGGCGCACCGGATGGAGACCTGGCCGCGGTAGAAGGCCGGGGCGAACCGCTTGAGGGTGAGACGGTCGCAGGCCGGGCAGGGTGCCTTGAGGGAGACGGCCTGCTCGGTCATGGCCCAGCGGGCGGCGAGGGTGTGGACCTGGTCGGTGACGTCGGCGACGAGGTCGGCCGCCCAGTCCTGGGTGAGGCACCAGTCGAGGTGGCGGGTGAGCCAGCCGACGAGGACGGCGGCCGGCCGGTCCGCGGCGTCCTCGTCAGCGTCGTAGGCGGAGGACGCGAGGCCGAACGCGCGGGCGTCGACGTAGGCGACGGCGCAGCCGGCGCACCGGTCGGGGGCCGGGCAGGTACTGCGGTGCCGGCCGGGGACGCGGGTGCGCTTCGCGGCGGGCAGGAGCATCGTGCCGGCCCAGACGGGGCCGCGGACGTCGCGGCCGTCCATGACCTCGGTGCACCACGAGGCGACCATCGCGTGAAGGGCGTCGGCGTCGTCGACGGCCGCCAGGGACAGCGGCGCCGGAGGTGTCCGGGAGCCCCGGACGTGGACGGCGTCCAGGCGGGCCGCGCCTGGGGTGACGTGCGAGCGGATGTGCTCGACGAGGTCGGGGAGCCTGACGAGGGCGTCGTGGAGGCGGCCCTGGCAGCGCTGGCACACGGCGATGCCGTCGGCCGCCTCACGCGGGAGGCAGCCGCGGCACGCCGCGGGGTCGGGGCAGCTCGCGAGGTGCTCGCGGGGGACGGTGCATCCGGACTGGCAGTCCAACGTTGCTGGCTTCCTTCCCTGGGTGGTGGTCGTCCGTCCCCCGACGGACGTCGAACGGGTGGTGCGGCGAGCGCCTGCTAGGGCGCGGGTGGGAACGCGGGCGGCAGGACGACGGCGGCGAGCGCTGCTTCGGCCTTCTCGGCGCGCTGGCGGAGGCGGTCGAGCTGGTTGAAAGCGTGGTGGAGTCGGCGGAGGCGGTCGCGCTGCTCGGGCGTCCAGCCGTGCTGGTCGGCGACCTCGTCGAGGACGTTGATGCCGGACGACGGCTGGTCGGGGTCGTCGTCCCAGCCGAGGACGATGCCGTAGATCCAGGCGTCGGTGCGGTCCTCGGTCATGTCCTTGGCGGTGTGGGCGCAGGCGTCGCGGAGAGCCTCGATGGGGTCTTCGGTGGCGCGGCCGGCGCCGTCCATCGGGTTGGTGATGATGACGCGCGTCATCGGGGCACCGCCAGGGCGACGGCCGCGAGGACGACGGCCAGGAGCCCGAGGGCGAGACCGGCGAGCGCGAGGGCGTGGACGCGGAGGAGTGCGCGGGCGGTGGTGAGGCCTGCGGTGGTGATGCGGTCGAGGGCGTCGTCGACGAAGGCGCCGTCGGCCTTGCCGGCGATGTTCTCGGTGAGGGTGACGGTGCTGCGGGCGTGGTCCTCGGTGAGGGCATCGACGTGGGCGCGGAGGTCGCTCAGGTCGGTGCCGCTGGCGTAGGACGCCGCGACGGACTCGTAGCCGCCGATCGCGGGCGGGACGCTGGTCGGCGCGGGGCGGGTCTGGCGGTCGGTCATCAGTCGTCCTCGCTGTACTCGGCGTCGGCGAGCGCGAGGGCTTCGGCGGCGGTGAGCGTGTTGGGGCGGGCCGCCGGGGCGGGCGTGTCCGGGCGGCCGTGGACGGTGGTGTAGTCGAGGCCTCCGCCGCCGACGGCGTAGTCGGTTTCGATACGGGCGCGGAGCTCGTCGAGAAGTTGCCGTGTGGTGGCGAGGCCGAGGTTCGGCAGTGCAGTGCCCTCGGCTGCGGTCTCCGCAGGGGCGTAGGTCGCGGCGAAGATGTCCGGCTTGCAGGGGTAGAACTCGCCCTGGACGCCACGGATGATCCAGTCGCCGTCGTCGGCGGTCATCGTGCCCTCAAGGGTGCGGATGGCGAGCTTGCCCGTCTCCGTGACGTAGGCGTCCTGGGCGTCCATCCAGGCCATGACCCGGCCGACGGCGGCGAGGTCGGCCGGAAGCCACTGCTGGGCCTCGATCTCGACGGGCTTCTTGCGGAACTTGCCGGCGGTCACGCTGCGGCCGCCGTTCCGATGATGGCGTCGTAGAGGCGCATGGCCCAGCGGGCGTCGCCGAGGGCGGTGTGCCGCTCCTCGGGGGTGGCGGGCTCGACGCCGCAGGCGCGGGACAGGTCGTCGCTCTTCCAGGGGAGCGTCGGGCGGGGCGTGAAGCGGTCGAAGCCGCCGATGCTGCCGCGGCCGGCGAGCCAGCCGACGGCGAGGGCTTCGACGTCGACGAGGTGGTAGTGCCAGGCGGGGATGAGGCCGCCGCGGCGGAGCATCGGGTCGAGGGTCTCGGCGTCGAAGTTCGGGACGGCGCCGACGAGGTGCGCGCCGCGGGTGACGCGCTCGACGACGGTGGCGGCCTCCGCGGCGTCGAGGAGCAGCGTGTCCGACGATGGTGCGAACGGCGCGAACTGGAAGTGCCGGTCGTAGAAGCCGCCGACCTTGAGGCCGAACGGGTCGGCCGCGGACAGGTCGACGTTGAGGACCTGGATGAGGGTCTCGGACTGGACGCCGTCCGGGTCGCGGCGGATCATCGCGATCTCCCACGCCTGCCGGCCGGGGTGGACGCCGGTCGTCTCGGTGTCGATGAAGCAGAGCGGGGCGCCCTGGGTGGTGGTGCTGGGGGTGGTCACGCGGTCTTCCTTCCGGTGTGGGCTGCGTAGCAGCCGCTGAGGGTGGCGGGATCGCCGTGGACAGCGCGGCCGGTGCGGGCGACGTGCTCGCCGGCGACGGGCTGCTGGCAGACGTGGCAGGTCCAGGGGCCGCCGGTGGTGAGGCGGTCGTTGAGGTGGGCGCCGAGCTCGACGAGGCGGCGGACGACAGCCCGGGCGCCGGCGCCGGTCGCGCCCAGGCGGCGGGCGGCGGCGAGCGCGGTGGGGATGTCGATGGCCGGGGGTCGGGTGCTCGGGGCCGTGCTGGTGGGCGTGGTGGTGGGCGTGATGGTGGTGCGGGTCGGGTTGCTGGTGAGGGTGCCGGTGCGGGCGTGCTCGCCGCTGACCAGGGTGGGGACGGCGGCGAGTTGGGCGGCGCGGCGGGCGCCCTGGGTGGTGGGGCCGGGCTCAGCAGGCTTCGGCGTCGACGATGGGGCCGGTCCAGAGGTTGCCGAGGCCGTCGCCGTGGAAGTCGCCGGGGTGGGCGGGGCGGGTGCAGACGAGGGCGTCGGCGAGGTGCCGGTGGCCGCAGAGCGGCTCCTGCGCGGCCTGGACAATGCCGGCGCCGTCGGGGCGGACGTCGCGCCGGGTGTCGGTGTCGGGCACGGGGGCTCCTCGGGCTCGGTGACAGGCGGGATGGGGGTGGCGTCGGGGTGGGCGTGCTCGTACTCGGTGACGACCAGCCGGTCGACGCCGTAGCGGGGCAGGAGGATGCCCTCGCGTTCGGCCCAGGCGCGGACCTGCTCGGGGGTGACGCCGAGGGCCTTGATGCGCGCGGCGAGCGCCTGCTCGGGGCTGGTGCGTCCGCGGTCGACGTAGATGCCGGCGCGGTCCATGGTCGAGGCGGGTGCGCGGTCCTTGGGTGCCATCAGGCTGCTCCTCTCCCCCGCCGGGGTGCGGACGCGCCGAGGTCGGCGCGGGACAGGCGGCCGTCGGCGACCTGCGGCGGGAGGTGTCCGATGTGGAAGAGCCCGGAGACCGGGCAGGCGTAGGTCGACATGAGCTCGGCGTGGTCGGCCTTGCGGCGGACCGCGCGGGCGGCCTTTCGGGACACCCAGCCGCGCTTCCCGCACGCGCACGGCTGCCAGTTCTTCTCCGGCTGGTGCTGCTTCACGACGCACCTCCCGGGTCGTCGGGTGGGCAGGTGGCGCACGTGTACGTCGTCCGGGACCGGGCGTCGAGCCGCTCGGCCGTCCAGCGGGCGTCGTGGCCGGCCGGGCAGGGGCCGGTGAACGTGAGCAGGCGGGCGACACCGACGCCGTCGACGAGCATCTGCTCGCCGTCCGGGCCCGGGGCTCCGGCCGGGGTCGGTGCGGGCGGGGTGGACGTCGGGCCGGGCAGGCGGATCCACCAACGGGACGGCGGCGACGGCTGGACGACGGTGCTCACGCCGCACCGCCCGCGAGCGCCGGCACGTCAGGGTAGGCGTCGTAGATGCGCCCGTCGAGCTCGCGTCCGGCGGCCTTCTTCCCGACGCGGCGGCCGGAGGCGTCGTGCGCGCCCCACTGCTTGAACAGGAACGGCGCGGAGTTGGCGACGCAGTCCTCGCGGATCTGGCGGACCCAGGACGGGTCCATCGGCCGTGCGCCCGGGCCGGACTCGCCGCCGACGACCACCCAGTCCAGGGTCGGGCTGCAGAGCCGGTCGCCGCCCTGCTCGCAGGGGCAGTCGAGGCCGGGGTTGAGGTAGGGCTCGTGGAGGTCGAGCGGCCCAAGGAGAGGCTCGGCGGAGATCCAGCGAACGGCGGCAGGGGTCTGTAGGAGCGCGGGGATGCGGATGTCCGCCCAGCGCTGGTCCTCGACGGAGACGCCGAGCCACACGTTCGGCAGTGCCCGGACGGACGGGTCGTAGGAGACGCTGACGTAGCGGCTCTGCATCGTCCGGACGCGCACCTCGACGGCGGCGTTGACGAGGGCCCAGAACGCGTCGCTGTTGAGCAGCGACTGCATCCGGGCGTGCCGCTTGGTGAGGACCTGGAAGGTGTGCCGCGGCGTGACCGCCATGACGGCCCAGACCTCGGCGATGAACTCGTCCGCGACCGACCCGTGGAACAGGTCGCTCATGCTGTTCACGAAGATCCGGGACGGCTTCCGCCACCGCTGCGGCAGGTGCAGCCGCTCGGAGTGGTGCCGGACGGCGACGAACGATCCCTTGCCGTGGAACCGCTCGTGGAGGGTCTCGGCGTAGCAGTGGTCGCAGCCGGCGGACACCTTGGTGCAGCCGGTGACCGGGTTCCAGGTCCGGTCGGTCCACTCGATGCTCGTCGTCGCGCTCACGCGGCACCTCCCCTGGCCTGCTGGCGGGCCCTGATCTGGGCGCGGACGGCCGCGCGGCGGACGTCGTCGAGGCCGACGGCGGCGAGGATCAGGCGGGCGGCCGCGGGGTCGGCGGCGAGCGCGATGGCGTTCATGGCGGCCTTGGCGCGGTCGACGTCCTGGACGGCGGCGAGGGTGAGGGTGCTGTCCTGGCCGGTGAGGGCGTAGCCGTCGCCCTTGGGGCTCATCCCGCGGCTGCTCATGCCTGGGCCTCCCGCAGGACGGCGCGGGCGACCGGCAGGGCTGCGTGGACGAACACAGGAAGGGACGTCTCCGGGAAGTCGTCGTCGCCGTAGTGCTTCTCGACGAACTCGGCTAGGTACTGGAACTGATCCGCGAGCGGTGCTGCCACCGGTCGGAGCGCGCTGATCAGGGCGAACGCGGCGCGTACCTGCCGCTCCTCGTTGCTGTCCTCGTCGTAGATGGTGAAGTCGTGCGCCGCGACGCGGTCGGTGCAGTGGTAGGACCCGGCGAGACCGTCGCCATCCGGGTCGAGGGCGTCCACCGTTGCGAGGACGAGGTCGTCGTAGTCCTCGGTGACGATCCACGGGCCAGGTGTCGCGGTGCGGTCGAGGGCGCGCAGACGGTCCGACGCGGCCCGCAGCGTCTGGGCGGGGTTCACGCTGCGACCGCCCGGGTGATGGCGGCCCGGAGAGCGCGGACGGCGTCCCGCTCCGCCTCGTGCGCGCTGTCGGACGCCGCGAGCGCGGCCTCGAGCTCGCTGGTGGTGAGGGTGCGGCGGGCGTGGGCGACGCGGATGGCGGCAGAGCGGTGCTGGCCGGCGGCGGTGACGACGGCCTCGACGAGGTGGAGGAGCCCGTCGCGGGTGGGGCGGCGGGCGGCCTCCATGTCGGCGAGCCGGTCGGCCTGGTTCTCGGCGATCGACTTGTCGACGAAGTCGTGGAACTCCTGGCCGGCGGGGGCGGAGTGGGTCTCGCGGCGTGAGCCGCAGGTAGCGCAGCGCTCGGCGAGCCAGGCGCGCCGGTTGTTGTCGACGAGCATGCGCAGGACGTCGCCGGCGGGACCGGCGGGGACGCGCATGACGGGGGTCTCGTCGGGGTTGCCGATGGCGGACGGGTTGACGATCGTCGGATGGTCGGTCATCTGGGTCTCCTCGTGGTGCGTGGTCGGTTGCTGGGTCGTGCTCGGGCGGTGCTGGTCAGGTGGTGAGGACGTCGTCCGGGTCGACGTCGTCGCGGTATGCCTCCGGGTCGGAGCCGATGACGCCGAGGAGGGTCCGGACGGCGTGCTCGACGTCGTCGCCGGTCGGGCCGGCGCCCAGGACGCCGTGGGCGTCGTCGGCGAGCGCGCGGGTCGCGGCGATGAGCTCGTGGTCGGTGACGGTGGAGCGGCCGGCGGGGCCGGGGAAGTCGACGCCGACGAGCTCGCTGATCCAGCGGACGGTGGTCTGCGCGGCGCGGGCGAGGCCGATGGTGTGGCCGTCGGCGGTCATGCTGCGTCCTCGTCGTCGTCCTCGTCGTCGTCCTCGGCTGCGGCGGACGCGGCGGCGGCCTTCTCGGCGGCGTGGGCGTCGGCGCGGGCGATGCGGTCGCTCTCCCAGTCGGTGAGCTCGTAGCCGAGGGAGACGAGGACGCCGAGGTAGCGGCGCTCGACGCTGCCGGCGGCGAGGTTCGTGCCGGTGGGGTCCCACTGCCAGGGCTGGGTGAGGCCGGACTCGACGGACGCCGCGTAGACGGCGAGGGCGGCGCCGGCGGGGTGCTTGTCCATCGCGGCCTCGACGGCGGCGACGCACTCGTCGTGCCAGGCGTCGCGGTCGTCGCCGTGACCGTCGGGGCGGTCGGTGAGGGTGACGCGCAGGTACGGGGCGAGGTCTTCGGGGAGGACCTCGGCGTAGCACTCGGTGAGGTACTTCGCGAGCTCGAGCGCGGGGAGGTGGGTCTGCGGGGTGGGGATGTGCCGGGTGCCGGTGGTGAGGTCGGCGATGAAGTCGCGGCGGATGCCTGCGGCGGTCTCGACGTCCTCGCGGGTCTGCCGGGCGGCCGCGGCGCGGGCTTCCTGCTCGGCCGCCCGCGTGGCGGCCCAGTCCGGGTCGGGCTCGTCGTCGCTGTCCTGCTCGGTGTCGTCCGGTCGGTCGGCGGCGTGGACGGCGGACGTGGTGCAGACGTAGACGGCGCGACCGTCCATCTCGTTGATGACGGCGCCGTGGCCGGGGCAGCCCAGGTGCGCGACCCGGCGGGCCTCGTCGTCCTCCTTGACGGTGGTGTCGTCGGTGATGCCGGGGACGTCGTCGCCGAGGACGTTGCGCAGGGTGTGGTTCTGCCACCAGCCGGCCAGCGACGACGTGGCGACGACCGGACATCCCTCGGCGGTGAGCCGCTCCCGGGTCGCCTCGGTCGTCACGGCGATCTGCCGGGTGCGGCGGGCTCGCTCCAGCTCCCAGCGGAAGTTGCTGGTGCCGGCGACCATCTCCAGGCGGGCGAGGGTGTCGCGGCTGTCGGCGAACTCGGCGAGCGCGGCGGCGTCCTCGAGGGTGATCTGCCGGTGGTGGATCTTCTCGCGGGTGCCTTCGGGGAGGCGCATGAGGTTGAGGCGGCCGGCGACGGTGGCCTTGGAGCGGCCGGTGCGCTTGGCGACCTGGGTGGCGGTCGCGCCGAGGTCGAGGAGCTGCTGGTAGGCGGCGGCCTCCTCGACGGGGGTGAGGTCGGCGCGGTGCCCGTTCTCGACGAGCATCGCGGTGATGATGTCGGCGTCGGTGGTGAGGTCGTGCCGGACGATGCACGGGGCCTCGTCGAGGCGGGCGACGCGGGCGGCGGCGAGGCGGCGGTGGCCGGCGATGACGACGAACGTGCCGTCGTGCAGGCCGGTCCTCGGGTCGAGGTTGTTCGGGGCGACGATGAGGGGCTCGAGGATGCCCTGCTCTTCGATGGAGGCGGCGAGCTCGGTGACGTCGCCGACGTCGCGGCGGACGTTCTTCGGGTGCTCGACGAGGTCGCCGAGGTCGAGGGTCCGCAGCTCGGGGGCGGCGGTGGGCGTGGTCTTGGTGGCCATGGATGGGTCTCCTGGTCGGTTGCTGGGTCAGGCGGCGGCCGGGCGTCGGCCGGGCGTGCGGGCGGGGATGCCGGCGGCCTTGCGCCAGCGGTGCAGGGTCGACTCGGTGATGCCGAGGGCCCGGTAGATGTCCTCCACGGGTGCGCCGGCCTGGTACATCGCGAGCGCGGTGGCGCGGTCGGCGTCCGAGCGGCGGGTGCCGTTGTCGCCGGGCCTGCGGACGGCGACGCCGGCCTGGCGGAGCTGGTAGCGGACGGCGGCGTCGGAGGTGTCGAGGGCGGCGGCGACGGCGCCGATGCTGCGGTGCTCGGCGTAGAGGGCGACGACCTGGTCGCGGTCGAGCTTCTTGCGGCGGACCGGGAGGCCGAGGTCGCGGGCGACTCGGCCGACGGTCGGCAGGGAGATGCCGAGGGCGACGGCGATGTCCGCGTTGGAGGCGTCGGTGGCCCAGAGGCGGGTGAGGTCGTCGCGGAGGCGGCCGCGGAGCTCGAGCGCGGCGGCGTGGAAGTGGGCGCCGGCGTTCGTGTTGTGCGCGGGCCGGCGGGCGACGCCGGCGGTGACGAGGCAGGCGCGGACGGACTGCGGGGTGGCGTCGAAGACGCGGGCGATGTCCGTGAGGGACTGCTGCTCGTCGACGTAGAGGCGGACGACCTCGACCGGGTCGAGCTTGCGGGTCCGCGGCCTCGGCGCCGCAGCCGGCTTGGCCGGGCGGACGGCCCGCGGCGCGGCGGGAGACTTCGGAGGCGTCGTGCGCGGGGCACGCTCGGCGCGCTGCCGGGCGGTCTTGGCTGGGGCATTCCGGGCGGGCCTCGGGGCCGGGGCAGCGGCGGCACGCTCAGCGCGGCGGGTCGCCGCGAGCGCGGCCTCGTCGTCCGCGGCCGGGCGCGGGATCGGTGACGTCCAGGCGGACCGTTGGGGGCGGGCCGGCCAGTGCGCGGGGCGTATCCAGGGGGCGGTCGGGACGGGGATGCCGTCCGTCGCGATGACGGCGGCGCCGGCGGATCCGGTGCTTTTCATCAGTGGTCCTGCCGGGCGGCGCGGGATGCGAGGGCGACCTCGGGGAGTTCGTAGGGCCGGATGCTGTCGGGGTCGATGCCGAGGTCGGTGAGGGCCTGCCAGAGCCACTCATCGGCCTCGCCGTCGACGAGGACGTCGTGGGAGAAGGTGACGGCGTGGTCGGCGTTCTTCTGCTGGAGGCCGTAGAGCAGCAGCGCGAGGTGCGCCTGGGCTGTCCACTCCTGCATTCGCTGGAGGTAGCCGGCGGAGTCGACGTCGTGGTTGCGCAGGCCGTAGGCGCGGGCCACGTGGTACCTGGCGTGTTCGAGCAGCGGCGCGGCGCCGGTCTTCGGTTCGGGGGCGATCTCGTGGGCGTAGCGCTGCTGGGCAGCGGGGGCGTCGGTCATCGGGGTCTCCTTGGGTCGGTCGCTGGGTGGTCAGGCGTGGGCGCCGGACGGCGTCCAGGGCAGGTCGCGGACTTCTGCTCGGGCGCCGTCGAACTCGAGTTCGACGAGGGCGGGTTCTCCGTCGCGGTTCGTGGGGGCGGCCATGAACAGCCGGTCGGGTGCCTTGTCGATGTCGCGGTGGAGCAGGAGCAGGAGGTCGGCGTTCTGCTCGATGCGGTCGGTGTCGCGGATGTCCGAGGGGACGGGCCGGGAGTCGGCGCGCTGGGTGGGGCCGCGGTTCAGCTGGGTGCAGATGACGAAGGTGCAGTCGAGGTCGTGGGCGGCGGCGAGGTAGGTGTCGGCGGCGTCGGAGAGCTCCATCTGCCGGTTGCCGTCGCGGCGCTTGTCGGCCTTGGTGAGGCCGATGTGGTCGACGGCGACCATGCCGACGCGGCGCTTCCGGTTGGCCTGGCGGACGCGGGCGACGATCTGGGACGGCGTCCACCCGGATGCGCCCTCGAAGACCAACGGGAGGCTGCGCAGGGTCGCGTCGGCCTGGCTGATGCGGTCCCACTCGGCGGGGGTGAGGTTGCCGCGGCGGAGGGCGGTCTGGGAGACGCGGGCGAGGCCGGCGAGTTGGCGGGTGTAGAGGCGGGGGCCGGTCATCTCGTGCGTGAAGTAGATGCCGGCGAGGCCGTCGAGGGATCGCTGCCGGAGGACGAACTCGCGCAGGATCTGCCCGGTGACGAGGGTCTTGCCGACCTTGGGGCGGGCACCGATCGCGACGAACGTGGCGGGGGCCCAGCCGTCGACGACCTCGTTGAGGTCGGCCCACGGGGTCGGGGTGACCTTGCGTCCGCCGCGGATCTGCTCGAGCGCGGCGTCGGCGACGTCGTTGATGTCGGTGACGTCGCCTGCGGTGACGTCCAGGACGCCGTCGAGGTCGATGCGGGCGGCGCCGACGAGCGCGGCGAGGTCGGAGCCGTCTGTCTCGTAGCCGAGCTGCGCGGTGCGGGTGCCGAATGCGATGAGTCGGCGGCGGCCGGCGTGCTCGGAGACGATCCGGGCGTAGTAGCCGGCGTTCGCTGCGGTGGGGACCGACGAGGCGAGCGTGTGGAGGTAGGCGTGCCCGCCGACCCGGGCGATCTGGCCGTTGCGGAGCAGGTGCGCGCCGACGCTGACGGCGTCGACGGGCTCCCCCGCCGCCCGGAGGTCGACGATCGCCTCGTGGATGACCTGGTGGCGTCCGCGGTAGTAGTCCTCGGCGCGCAGGATCGCGGTGACGTCGTCGACGGCGGCCGGCGACAGGAGCATCCCGCCGAGCGCGGACTGCTCGGCCAGCTCGTCGTTCGGCTGGACCCGGCCCGCGGTGACGTCGGGCTCGGCCGGGAAGGCCTCGTCCAGGGCGCTCACGCGGGCCTCCCGGCCGCGCGGACGGGTCCGCGGTCCCAGACGCCCGCACCGGGCAGCGGGGCGCCCTGCGCGCCGCTGGCGGCGGCGGGGCGGCCGCCGCGGTCGCGGATGGACTGGACGATGGACGCCAGGACCGACGGGTGGACGCCGCGCATCTGCCACTCGGTCAGGCCGAGGGTGACGTGCTCCTCGGAGAAACCGTCGACGAGCAGCGTCTTGATCTCGCGGGCGAGCTGGCCCTTGACCCGGGACGCGGGCCGCTCGTCGAGGGTGTCGATCCAGCCGGCGAGTAGGAGGTTCGCGGAGGTCGTCGTGGACCCCGGCTCGGGGGCGTCGGAGGCCTCGGACGGCGTCTCGTGATCGCCCGCGCGGCTCGGCCGCGCCGCGTTTGCGTCAGCAAACGCGGAAGGGCTGCTGGTTGCTGTAGCAGGGTAGGGAGAGGGAGAAGGAGTGAGGCATGGGTTTGCCGAACCCTTCGACGAACCGTTTACCGAACCCTTTCCCGAACCACGATCCGATCCCTTTCCCGAAGGGTTTCCCGAACCCTTTGCCGAAGGGTTCCCGGAAGGGTTTGCCGGACCGTTTCGGAGGGCCTCGGCGAACCCTTCCCAGGCGTCCATCCAGTCCGGGGTCCAGGGCGTCAGGTCGCGGGCGTCGACGGCCGGCTGCTCGAGGATCGCGGCGACCTGGTCCTTGCTGTCGCGGTGGTCCCAGCCGGTGAGGTCGGGCTGGTCCAGGCGGAGGCGGCGCAGCTCGTGGACGGCGACCTGCCGCAGCTGCTCGGAGGCGAGGGCGGCGTGCGCCTTGGCCATCGCGATGGCCATGTTCGGCATCTTCATGAGGCCGTCCCAGCGGACGAACGAGCGCAGGAGGATCTCCTCGGTCTCGTCGTCGATGACGACGAACCGGGTCGCGGCGAGCTCGGCGCCCGCGGCCTCGACAAACTGGACGTCGGCGCCGTCCGCGAGCGCGGCGATCCGCTTGGGCCGCCAGTCCGCGGAGCCGACGTGCGTGAGGCTCGGGGAGGTCAGGCGGTTCAGGTAGAGCCACTGGCCGGCGGGGCTGAGGGCGCGGAAGTCGGGGTCGGCCCAGATGCTGCAGAAGACCATCGCGTAGGTGCGCACGCTGTCCTCCTCTCGTGGTATCGGGCGGGGGCGGTCAGCCGGCGAGCGGCGGGACGACGTGACCGCGGGGGCGGCCCGGGCCGGTGAGCGTGATGACGGTGGCCTCGCGGGCGCTGCTCGCCGCGGCGAGCGCCATCCGGGGCTGGCGGGCACGGGGCGGCGGCCGCCAGCCGGGGATGGGGCTGTAGCCGTGGCTGGTGCGCATGTGCATGCGGGCTCGGTTGGCGGCCCAGGCGAGGCCGACGACGCGGATCTGGTGGCCGACCGAGATGGAGCAGAGGGGGCACGTCCAGGTCGCCAGCGGCTCTCCTGCGGCGCCGGTGCCGAGCGTGATGAGCGGCCGGACGCGCTTGGGGTCGTCGGCGTAGGCGTCGCGGATCACGGGGTGTCTCCCTGGTTGCGGTGGCGGGCGAGCATCGCCCGGGTGATGTCCATGGCCGTCGTGAGGCGGCGGCCTTCCTGCTCGCGGCCGGCGAGCGCGGCGATCTCGGTCTGGATGCGGCCGGAGATGAGGTCGGAGGGGCGCCAGACGCCGGCGTTGATGCCCGCTGCGATGAGGTCGTCGAGCCACGCCTGCTGGGCGGGGGTGGGCTTCTCCCGTTCGCGCTTGAGCTCGCGGACCATGAAGCCGCCGACGCCGACCATGGCGCTGTCGGGCCACCCGGACGTCGACCGGCGGGAGTCGTGGGTGTGGTAGTGCCGGACGCCGAACTGCTTGCAGAGGCCTGCGACGCGGCCCTGGAGGACGGACTCGTGCATGGCTGCTGCGGTCTGGGCGTCCATCTCGGCGCGGGTGAGGGGCGCGCCGAGGGTCCTCGCGGGTGCGCGGCGGGTCCGGGGCGGGGTCACCGGTCGCCGTCCCGCAGGTCGATCTCGCGGTGCTGCTGCTCGGCGGGCTGGTGGGCGTCGGCAGCGAGCGCGGCGAGGTGGTCGTGGGTGTCGAGCTCGAGGATGGCGTCGAGGACGGTGTCGGCGTCGAGGGTGCCGGTGGGGTGCTGCTCGAGGATCTCGGCGGGGATGGTGTCGGGGTCGAGGCGGGACTCGGCGCGGGCGGTGAGGTGCGCGATGCGGCGGTGGAAGACGTAGGGCTCGTGGGCGGCGTGGATGAGGCGGCCCAGGCCGGGCCCGTGGGGGTCGTCGGGGTTCTCGGGCTCCCGGTCGACGAGGCAGCCGAGGGCGAGGGCGTCGGGGCCGGTGGTGACGCGGCAGCCGTGGTCCCGCTCGTCGGGCCACGCGTACCCGCCGATCGCCCCGATCGCGCGGATCGCGGCGAGGCGGGCGGCGGCGAGCTCGACCTGGGTGCGGGCGTCGTGGATCGCGAGGAGCAGCGCGAGCGGGTCGACGGTCCGGCCGTCGTTGACGCGGAGCGCGGCGGCCTGGTCGTGGGCGGCGAGCGCGAGGCGGTCCGTGGTCATGGCGTGCCTCCGGTGGTGATGGCGCGGGCGAGGTCGAGCCAGCGGGGGTCGAGCTCGTCGGAGCCGAGGTCGTCGACGCGGTCCTGCTCGCGGGCGGCGTCGGAGCGGCGGTGCAGCTCGTCGACGAGCAGCGGGACGGCGGCCCGGACGGCGGCGAGCAGCAGGGCGTCGGGCTCCCAGATGCGCTCAACGACGACGTCGCCGTCGGCGTCGACGAGCGCCCCGAACCGCGAGCGCGGCTCGGGCTGGAACGTCCAGGGCAGCCGGCCGGAGGCCTCGCGGCCGAGCTCGTCCAGGCGCTGCGCGGCGTCGTCGTAGACGCGGGCCGGCGTCACAGCGTGCTCACCACGTCGATCGGCGAGGGCAGGCACGGGTGGGGCTCGACCTTGTCGACGAGGCCTGCGGCGACGCAGGTCGGGCAGCGGTCGCCCCAGAGCTTGGCGACGAACCAGCCGCGCTCCGCGAAGATGCTGAGCGCGGGGGACGAGGGGAACTCCTCGGACCGCGTCTCGCAGCCCTCGCGGTCGCAGCGCATCGTCCAGGGGCCGCCCGGCACGTCGTTCGAGCGCGTCACTGGGCACCGCCCGTGCCATAGGCCGTCGCGACGCGCTGCTGTGCGTCCCAGTGCTTGAGGTCGATCCACGAGAGGTCGCGGCCGAAGTGGAACTCTCGGCTCCCCGTGAACTGGTCGGGGGTGAGCTCAAGCCCGCCGGCCTGTGCCCGGAGCCACTCGATGCCGCGTGCCCACTGCTCGTCCGGCGGCAGGTCGTACCAGCTCTCCGCTCGCTCAGAGCGCTCTTCCTGCGTCGCCTCGTCTAGGGCGTCCCAGCGCTCCGGGACGCCCTCGGGCCATGCGGGCATCCAGGTCGACGCGTAGGAGTTGGGGAACTGGTCGCAGACGCTGTACGACGTGACGACCGGCTCGTCGTCACGCGAGCGCAGGAGCTTGGTGACGTCGCTCCAGCCGCAGCCTCGTGCCTCCTCGGTGTGCCGGAAGGATCCTTCGGCGAGTCCGGCGTCGATGAGGTCGGCAAGCCAGGAGCGGTTGGGGCCGTCGACCCAGCAGTGGATCTCGCACTGGTTGTGCAGGCGGGTCATCAAGCGGATGGCCGGGGACCCAAGCTGCAGTGCCGTGTTGAGGGTGAGGCAGCCGGGATCCAAGTCGACGCCGTAGACGCTGATGGCCAGGCCATCGCTGACGCTGTCGGAGTGCCTAACGGCCAGGCGGGCGCTCTGGACCTGCTCGGCGCTCCATGTAGCAACCGAGCGCCCGAAGAGAGTCACGCAGCCGGTTGTGGAGAGGTTGATGAGCAGGTGGCTGTCGACCGGGGACATCCCGAGGCTGTCGGTCACCGTGCCCATCCAGGCCCGCTCCGTGCCGGGAACCTCGGCGTCGCCGCTGGGGCTGTGGAAGTAGATGCGGCTCATCGGGCACCGCCCGGGCGGCGGTCGCGCAGGACGCCGGTGGCGGCGGCGAGCGCGGTCCAGTCGTCGCGGCGGGCGACGGACGGCGGGACGGGGCGGGGGGCGAGGGTGAGCGCGGTGAGCGCGATGGTGAGGAGGGTCATCGGGGGTCGTCCTCCGTGATGGCGACGAGCACGGGGCGGGTGGCGTCGGGCTGGTCCTGGCCGGCGTGCCACTGCAGGGCGGTGACGGGGTGGCCAGTCGGGGCGGGGTCGATGGGGAGCGCGCCGATGCCGGCGTGGCGCCAGCCCTCGAGGGGGACGAGGACGGCGGGCTGCTCGCAGGTGTCGCACCACGGCAGGGCCTTGGCGCGCCAGCGCTGGACGAACAGGGGCCAGGTGCGGTCGGCGACCTGGTCGGCGGCGAGCTGGGGTCGGGCCATCAGGCACCGAGCCCGAGGGTCTGCGCGGCCGTGGCGAGCCGGGCCAGGTCGGCGGGGCCGGGCATGCCGGCGAGCGCGCGCTGGTAGGCGTCGACCAGGCTGTTGCGGTCGTCCTCCGTGACCTGCCGGCCGGAGAGCTCGGCGAGGGCGTCGAGTGCCTTCTCCCGGTCGAGGTGCGGCTCGCAGGAGACGAGGAGGCGCAGCCCGTCGGGGGTGCGGCCGTCGAGGACGTCGGTCTCCCCGGTGTGGCTGGCCCTGCCGCGGTGGGTGGCCGGGTCGGTTCCGGCGACGTGGAGGATCTGCTTGGCCTGGCGGGCGGTGATGCGCGGGTGGCCGTAGATGTTGACCTCGCCGTCCCGGTGGTTGCTGATGTCGAGGAGGGCGACGGTGACGCCGGCGGCGTCGCAGGCCGAGAGGGCGAGCAGCGCGGCGGCGCGGATGCGGTCGTTCGGGGCCGTCACAGGGTCACGTCCACGAGGGTGCCGTCGCGGCGGATCTCGGCGGCGTAGGTCTGCTCGGCCTCGATGTCGGCGATGATCCGGCGGGCGGTCTCGGGGGTGAGGTCGGCGGCGGTGCGGCCGCGGGCGACGAGGATGACGGGCTGGTCGGCGACGGTGCCGCGCCAGGTCCGCTGCGGGATGGTGTGGTCGAGGTGGCCCTGGGGAACGAGGCCGAGGTAGTCGGCGACGTCGGTGCCCAGGTCGGGGTCGAGGACCTCGACGGTGAAGATGCCGTACTCCCAGACGAGGCGGACGCCGACGTGCCCAGGGACGCTGATGGTCTTCGGGTCGATGCTGTACGCGACGACGCGGTGCGCTGCGACGGCGGACAGGATCCGCTTCGACAGGTCGGTGCTCTCGGAGACGAGGGCGGCCGGCCGGACGGGCGTGAGCACGCCGGTCGCCGGGGTGGTGCTGGTGCTCGTGCTGGTGCTCATGTCATCCTCGATCTGTCTGTGGACGCTGGCCTTGGTCGGTTGCGGCGTCCGTGGGCGGTGAGCGGGCCCCGCCGAGTGCGGGGCCTGCTGCGTTGCTGGGTGCTTGCTGGGTGCGTTGCTGGGTGGTGCCGTTCGGGTGCTCAGGCGGCCGGCTGCTCGCCGCTGATGTCTGTCGTGCTGGTGGGGCCGAGCAGGACGGACAGGCGGGCGATGGTCCGGTCGCTGAGCGGTGGCGCCGCGTCGACGGCGCGGGCGACAGCGGCGCGGAGCCGCTCGTCCCGGTCGGCGGCGCGGGCGGCCATCAGGCGGCCTGCGTCTTCGGGACGACGCGGTGCCGCTCGACGTAGGTCGCGAGGTACTCGTCGAGCGCGGCCTGGCTGATGCGGACGGTGCCGCGGCCGTCGACGCGCTCCCCGGCGATGTCGCCGGCCTTGACGCGGCGGACGATGGTGCGGCCGTTCCAGTCGACGTTGAGGACGGCGTTGATCCGGGCGGCCGCCTGGTCCGGCGTGAGCAGCGGGCTGTCCGCCGGGGGCGTGGGACGCGTGGCCAATGCAGGTCACCCCCTCTGGGTGAGGTAGCGGGCAGGGTCGGTGCCGAGGACCGCGGCTGCGAGCCCGGCGAGTTGCTCCGTGATGGGGCGGTGGCCGGTCTCGACGGCGCGGATGTGGGACCGCGAGTAGCCGACGAGCTCGGCGAACGTGCGAGGGTCGATACCGGCGGCGGTACGGTCGCGGCGGAGGCGTGCTCCGTCGGTCTCCGTGGTGCCGAACTCCGGTGTTCCCATGCCGCAATCTTCGGCAGTAGATCGCGCAATGTCAAGCAATCTTCGGCACGCGAGGTGTGTCGATGCCGAGGATCAGCCGTTCGGGCTACGGAGGACTGGTCCAACCTGCGGAACGGGACTACCCAGACGCGCGGAGAATCGCGGAACATTGCGCCATGACAGGGGATGAAACAGGCTTCACCGCCATGCGAGATGCACATGCAGATGCGCAGGACGAAGACCGCCTGAGACTGCGGAACTTCATCCAGGCGCAGATGGGGGCAGCGAAGCCACCCATGAGCCGCCTCGGCCTCGCGAAGGCCGCCGGCATCGACCGGGACACCCTCGCCAACTTCCTCGACGGCAAGAGCTGGCCGCAGCCGTCACGCCGCTCCGCGCTCGAAGCCGCGATGGGCCTGGTGCCGGGCACCTTCGACCGCGTCCTGGCAGGTCAAGATCCAGAGAGTGTTAATACCGGGCAAACAGCCGAGTTTGGTGATGATGACTACCGACTGTCCGAACTGATCGTTAGGTTCCATGCAAGTGCTCTGAGTGACTTGTCTCCCGCTGAGCGTGAGGAAGTCGAGGCTGCAGCCAAGGCGGCCGCTCTGCAGCGCATCAGGGAAATCCGGGGGCTGTAGCGGACGGGGTGAGGGACGACGTGGCATCCATCCACGACGTAGTCATGGCAGTGGGCGACCTCCCGGCGGAGACGCCGACAGTGGTGGACCCCGTCACCCTCACGGTCATCCTCAGCCCGACAGCGACCCCCCAACAGGTCGCAGACGCGTGGGCCGACGTCCAGGCGTTCGCGAACGCCGACCGGCTCCGTCGCTCCGCCTGACCCGCGAGCGCCGTCCCGTGACGGTGTGGTCAGGCGTCGAGCCAGTCGATCGCGACGGAGTCCGGGTCGAACCCGGGCCCGGGCCGGGTCGGCAGGATCCGCACGCGGACGCGCAGCAGCTCGAGGACGGCGCGCCTGGTGGTGACGGGCGCCTGGTCCCAGGCGGCGCGGGCGGTGGGGCCGGCGAGCTCGGCGAGGACGTCGTGGGGGACGGCGCGGATGCTGCCGGCGAGGCGGCGTTCGGCCGTGGTGAGGCGTGGTCGCAGCTGCTCCTCGACGCGCTCGAGGGCGTCGATGCCGATGCGGCCGGCGGCGTAGGCGTCGGCGGCGGCCTGGATCCGCGAGCGCAGCTCGTCGGCTTCGGCGCGTGCGGCTGCGGTGTCGTCGGGGCTCGCGGCGCGGATCCATGCCATGGCGTCGGGGCGGGAGAGGCGTTCGATGGCGACGCGGGAGACGAAGTCGTCGACGGCGGCTTCGTTGCGGCCGACGCAGCCGCGGTCGGCGCAGGTGTAGAGGACGTGGCGGCCGCCGTGCATGGCGATGACGCGCAGGTGGGAGCCGCAGGGGCCGCATTCTCCGACGCCCCAGGTGAGCAGGTGGCGTCGTCCGCCGGGGTTCTTCACGGACCGGGCGGGGGCGGAGAGGATGGCGACGGCCTGCTCCCAGTCGCTGCGGTCGATGAGGGCTGGTGCGGCGGCGTCGTAGACGGTCTCGTCGGGGCGGCCGCGGTGGTGGATGCGCAGGCCGGCGTTGGCGGGGCGCAGGACGAGCTTCTTCACGGACGTCTGGCCCCAGCGGGCGCCGTCCTGGTTGCTCTTGGCGCGGGCCTTGTCGGTGAAGACGAGGCCCGCGCCGGGCGGCGGGACGCCGCGGGTGTTGAGGTCGCGGGTGATGGACGCGAGGGACTCCATCCGCAGGACCCGGCGGACAATCTCGCGGACGACGTCGGCGGCCTGGGGGTCGATGACGTCGCGGAAGCCGATGCGGCGTCCGCGGTCGTCGAACTGGTGCTCGCGCGTCCACCCGTAGGCGACGGCGCCGTTGGCGTGGCCCTGCTGGGCGCGCTGCCGGGCGGCGCGCTCGATGCGTTCGGACTTGACCTCGGACTCCATGGTGTCGAACTCGCCGAGAAGGCCTGCGAGGCCGCGCCCGTAGGCGGTCGTGAGGTCGAGGCGGGGGCCCTTGACGGGGGCGACGCCGACGGCGACCCGGCGGAGGCGTTCGATGCCGGCGGCGCGTTCCTGCCGGTTGCGCCAGAGCCGGGACGTCTGCCAGGGGACGATCCAGTCGGCCTCGCGCGCCTCGGCGGCCGCCATGAGGTCGAAGTAGCCGGGCCGGTGCTTGCCGGTGAGCGCGGATAGGTCGTTGTCGACGTGCTCCCCGACGACGGTCCAGCCTTGCGCCTCGCAGAACGCCCGTCCGTCCTCGAGCTGGCGGGTCACGCCGGCGCCGAGCTGTGCGTCGTCTTCGCTGATGCGCGCGTAGAGCAGCGCTCGGGCCCCCTCGGTCACAGTGTTCAGCCTAGTCCGCCGCGCGCATTCCCCGGCGGTCCAGGCCGGACAACTAATCCGGGGGACTTCGGGTCGCTGATGGACGACCTCGAGGCGCGCATCTTCGGCACGCTCCCGGACGACGCCTGGTTCTACCCGGGCCACGGGAACGACTCGACCATCGGCGCGGAGCGGCCCTCCATCCCAGAGTGGCGCGCCCGCGGTTGGTGAGCACTCGTAAGGCGTCGGGCCCTCGGTAGCGGCAACCGGGCCCGACGCCCTCGCCACCGACGACCGCCGCTACGCGCCTCGGTTCCCGAGCTCTAACCGTCAGTGGGTCATCGCCAACGTACCCGGATGCGCCGACAACGCCAGGAGCCCCGCCGTGACCGTCGTCCGGCGGGGCTCCCGTGGTGCTGCCTGGCCCTAGCACGGTCAACCGTAGGCGGCCCGTGCCCGGCAGGTGACGTCCTGCGGCCGGGTTCACCCGGACGGCGTCACCGCTGCCGGCGGTCGAGCTTGGCCTCGATGCGGGCGAGCTGCTCGCGGCGGTCCCGCGAGCGCCGGCGGAGGGTGCGGACCGTCATGACGACGGCGAGCACCAGGAGCACGAGGACGAGCAGCGGTAGCGGGTTCTCTAGCAGGCTGCGGAGCATGGCGGTGGTCCCTCCCCTGTACGGCGGCCGCGAGCGCGACCACCGATCATCGTGCCAGGGGCCGCGTCTCGACCTCACTCGGACGGGCCTTCGATCCGGCCGATGTCGTCCCGCCCCCGGAGGATGCGCAGGTCCATGGTCAGCGCTTCCTCCGTCCTCCCGCCGATCTCAATCGCGAAGCCACCAGGCTCTTTCGGTGGCTGCACGTCGTCGGCGTAGTACGCGCGGACGAACCAGCGGTAGGTCATGGCCGTCGCAGCTCGGCGCGCGGGAACAGGACGCGGACGGCAGGGAACCTGTTGGCCTCAAGCACCCAGCCGCGGCGCGTGCCCCCGTCGATGACCCAGCGCCCGTCGGCGTGCTCGAGGGTGACGTCGAGCCGGCCGGTGTCGTTGAGCAGGGAGGCGTCGGATCTGTGGTCGCCCGTCGGGACGATGGCGACTTCGACCGTGACGGTTCCGTCCTCCTCGGGGTGCAGGGGCGTCCTGAGGGTGCCGTCGACCGTGACCTCTCCGACGGTCAGTCGCACGTGCTGGCCGGCCCACCGATCGCGTTCCCAGCGCTCCGGGGACGCCACCCGCGCAGCCTCGGCAGGCGCGAGACCGAGGTCGATCCACGTCTGCGGGTCTAGGTGGGAGGCGGTCATGCGGGTCTCTCCGGGTCGGCGAGGCGCCGTCCGGTGGCAGTGGCCCAGGCGACGACCTTCTCGCGTGACCAGATGCGTCCCGTGGCCAGGTCCGCCTCGGGTGCCGGGAAGTCGTCCCGGGCGGCGAGCTGCCCGACGCGTTGCCGGGAGACGCCGAGCATCACCGCGATCTCTTGGACTCCGACCAGGTGATGCACGAGGCGAACGATAGCGGGATGCACTCAAGACCCCCTTGCACTAGTCACATGACTAGGCTAGCGTCCTAGATAGTCACCTGACTAGCACCGCCGACAGAGCGGCCCCGGGCAGCGCGCCAACGCTGACACCGGGGCCTGGACCGGAACCCTTGTAGGAGGGACCCGATCGTGAGCGCCATCCTGCCGTACCCGCGGCCTTCCGCGGACCTCCCCGACCGGCTCGTGTCCGAGATCGTGGGCGAGCCCCTCGATGGGCTCACCGAGCACGAGCGGGCCCTCGTCCTGGCCGCCGCCGAGCGCGCCGCACGCCAGGCGTTCTCCGTCGTCCTCGAGCGCCGCGGCGAGGCCGAGGCCGAGGAGCGCCGGACGCCGATGCCTCCCGCGAGCGCGTTCCCGCCGCCGAAGCCTCTGCCTCCGATGACCCGGTGGATGCAGCGGCGCCGGACGGCAGAGTTCGTGCTCGCCGTCGGCGGCGGTTGTGCCGTCTGGGTTGCGCTCATCGCGGCCGGCATTGCCTGGGTGTGCTCGTGAACACGGCGGTCGCCGGTCTGGCGACCGGGCTGCTCGGCGGGGCTGCGGCCGAGCTGGCGTGGCAGGACGAGGCGCTGTGCGCGCAGACGGACCCAGAGTCGTTCTTCCCGGAGAAGGGTGCGTCGACTCGCGAGGCGAAGGCGACGTGCATGCGCTGCTCGGTGCGTCTGCAGTGCCTGGTCTACGCCCTGTTCAACGACGAACGGTTCGGTGTTTGGGGCGGGCTGTCGGAGCGCGAGCGCCGCCGGCTGGCGAAGCGCATGCCCGGCCAGGCCGTCACCACTGCAGGTGAGGACGACGACGCTGACGAGGACGTCGACGAGCTCGGGGAGGCTGCGGCCTGATGGGCAAGGTCGTCATCGACGTGGCCTGGCTGGCGGAGCAGATCGCTCCGCCGGTGACGCAGGCCCGGAAGGACGGGCTGCAGCCGTGCGGGACGGCGGCCGCGGCGCAGCGACACTACGCGCGCGGAGAGAAGCCGTGCGAGGAGTGCCGGCAGGCGCGGAACCGTTACCGGCAGCAGCTGGCCATCACGGGGCCGACGCGCCAGTCGCAGCCGTGCGGCACCTACGCGGCGTCTCGCCGGCACTACCGCCGAGGCGAGAAGCCATGCGAGCCGTGCCGGCGGGCAGCCGCCGCGTACTGGGCAGACCTGACGGCCAGGAAGAACGCGGGGCGGCCGCCACGGCCGGTCCCCGAGTGCGGGACGTCGCAAGCCGCTCGACGGCACCGCCGGGCAGGGCAGCCGCTGGACTGGGCGTGCCAAGAGGCCGAGCGCGCCGCATCCACCGCGTGGCGGGCCAAGGCTCGTCTGGCCGCTGGGTCGGCGAGCTGATGGCCACGAGCAGGTGGGAGAGCGTCAGCCCGTCGCAGCGCGCCGCGGTCCGTGCGTTCGACAGCGCCCGCCGCGCAGCGACCGCGCTGCGCCGAGCAGGCCAGGACCTGGCGGCCGAGCAGCTGATGGCCCGGGTCGCAGCCGCGATCAACCGCGAGCTCGGGACGCTCACGGGTGTGCCCGCGAGCGCGGACGCGCCTGATGCGCGGGGCGCGGGTGACGTGCCTGCGGCGGGTGTGAGCGCGGGCGCGCGTGCGCGGAATTCCTGGCGGCGAGGGGGCCGGTCGTGATGGTCCAGCGCGCCCGCAGCGCGCGTGCAGCGCGCGTGCGCGATACCAAATCCCGGGCCGGAATTCCAGCCCTGACCTGCGGAAATGCACTTCCGGCGGTGTCTGCCGCCGGTTGCCGGCCGCGCATGCACGGGACCCCGCCCGGTGCGGCCGGGTGTGGCCCGGCGGTGGACGCCCCCCACCGCCGGGCCGCACGCCCGGACGGAGGTGCGTGGTGAACGGTCGGACGCTGCTCGTGGGGACTCTGCTGTTCCTGCTGGTCTGGGGGAACCTGGCCCTGGACCGGCGGGGTGCCCGCCGCGGGGCCAGAGGCCGGGGCGTGGCCATGGGGTCGGTGGGCCTGGGGCCGGGCCAGACGTTCACGCTGACCCCGACACAGGCCAAACAGCGCCAGTCGCTGACCCGGCGGGCCATCCGGTGGGTCATCTACATGGCCGAGGTCCGGCCAGCGGTGACCACGGTGGCCGCGGGCCTGCTGGCCGCTGGCCAGTGGGTGGCCCTGTACGTGGCCGGGCTGACCTGGTGGGCGGCACTGGTGCCCACGGCCCCCGCGAGCGCGGTGGCCTTGTACGCGGCCGTCCGGTGGCGTCGTCGTGTGTCCACTGACCGGTGGGTGGCCCTGTGGGACCGGCTGTCGGTCGACGTGGTCGACGGCGACGGGAAGGTGACGGAGAAGGCGGTCCTGCCGGGGTCGCGGGTCATCCGGCCGGTGGGCCGGCGGCGCGCGGCCGAACTGGTCGTCGACGAGGCCACGGGGCTGCTGCGGGAGGTGGTGCTGCGGATCCGGCTGGGCCGGGTCGCGCAGACCGTCGACCACGTGGCCAAGGCGTCCGGGGTCATTGCGGCCGTCTACCTGACCTACGGGGACTGCGTGCGCGTGGTCGAGGGTGGCCACAAGGGCGAGGCGATCGTCCGGATCACGACGCGGGAGTGGGCGGACCGGGAGCGGGCCGCCAAGGCCGAGCGGGTGGCGTCTGTCGTGGAGTGGCCGGACGGGGCCAGCCTCGACCCGGCCACTGGGCTGGAGCCGGTCGGGTGCGTGCTGGCCGACTGGTCGCCGGCGCTGCTGGATCTGCACACGCCGTCGTGGGGGGCGCGGCGGATCTGGATGACCGGGGAGTCGGGGTCGGGGAAGACCTACGGCCTGGACGACATCCTGCTCGCCGCGGTCTCGTCGGGGGTGGTGGTGCCGCACATCATCGACCTCGAGGACGGGCCGACGCTGGCCGGCTGGGAGCGGTACGCGGCGTCCTACGCGACGACGATCCCCGAGGCGATGGAGGTGTGGCGGGCGCTGCTCGACGAGCACGAGGCCCGCAAGACGCTGCTCAAGCGGATGGCGCGGGACCTGGGCGTGGACGTCATCCCGCCGTCCCGGGAGCACCCGCTGCACCTGCCGGTCGTCGACGGCGGCCCCCGCGCCGTCCGCGACGACGCGTTCATGACGTGCATGCGGACGGCGGTGTTCGAGTGGCGGAAGTTCTCGATGGGCCTGATCTGGGTGTCGCAGCCGGGCACCGCGGAGGCCGCGTTCGGGAAGCCGGACCGGGGCGGGACGAGCGTCCGGGACCAGTTCAATGTCCGGATCGGGTTCAGGGCCGGCAAGGAGACGTCGGACGCCATGTTCGGCGACCAGAGCCTGCTCCCGTCGATCTCCGCCGCGACGCCGGGCGTGGCGTTCATCCAGTCGCCGACGTACCCGACGCCCACGCAGGTGAAGTTCTACCTGCAGCGCGACGCCCGGACCCTGCGAGCGCGGCATGCCGACATCCCTGGCTGGGAGCGGCCGCGGGTCGCCCGGCAGCCGGAGCCGTGGGGGACGCCCGAGAGTGCGCCCGCGCGCGGCGAGCGCAGCTGGGCGGGTGTCGACGACGGGCACGTCGCCCAGGTCGTCGAGCTGCCCGGCGCCGGGGAGCCGGGCTACCTGCGGGACCCGGACCCCGAGGCGCGGATCCGTGCCGTGCTCGTCGACGGGCCGCGCACCGAGAAGGAGCTCGTCGCCGCGACCCGCCTGTCGAAGACGACCGTGAACTCCACCCTGCCGCGGATGGCCGGGGTGACGAAGGAAGCCAAGTACGGCGGCCGTTGGTCGCTGATGGAGAGGAGCCAGTGATGTGCCGGTCGAAGGACGACCCGCGCGGTCCGATGCGGTGCGCCGCCCACGGGGCGCCGGGCCACGGCTCGACGCCGCAGTCCCACCCGCTGACGCCGCTGCCGGCCAGCCCCGCGCTGCCCGCGATGCCGGACGACTACCAGCCGTCCCTCGGGAAGCTGATGGCGGGCTGGGTACGCGGCGGCAAGGTGCGCCTGGGGCCCGCGGAGCGGCGCGTCTACTGGTACCGCGAGGTGGTCGGCTACGGCGGCTGGCTGAACGAGGACGGCTACCCGTGCCGGGGCGTGCAGTGACGGCGCGGCGCAGCCTGCTGGTGCGCGCGATGCCGGTGCCGGCGTCCGCGAGGTGGTCGCTGCTGCTGGTGTGTGTCGGCGCGGGCGTTGCTGCGGCGGTGCTGCGGTGAGCCGGCCCGGGGTGTACGTGCCGGACTGGTACCGGCTGCAGTCGCGGGGCCGGCTGTTCCGGCAGTGGGGCATCTGGAAGCCGTGGATCGCGACGGTGATCCTGCCCGAGGGCGACCCGCGGAAGGTGCCGCCGACCGAGCGCTGCCACACGGAGCAGGAGGCGCGAGGCCGCGCCTACGCCCTGGCGGAGGAGATGGCCGCCGGCGGGAGGGGTCGCGTCGTCATGCCGCACGACGACGACCTGGAGCTGCCGGAGACGGCGCAGGAGGGGGCGTGAGCGTGGACAGGCGTTGGCTGGTGCCCATCGCGATCCCGGCGACCGTCGCGATCTGGTCGGGCTGGGTCGGCCTCGGCGGGATGACCGGCTTCGGGGTGGTGAAGCCGCTGCCGGGGATCTGGGACGGGCTCACCGTGAACACGGCGATCACCCTGCCGATCGGGGTGGAGGCCTACGCGGCCTACGCGCTGTCGGTCGCGACGTCCGGGCGGGAGATGCCGGCGGCCGCGCGGCGGTTCGCTGCCTGGTCCGCTGGCGCAGCCCTGGTGCTCGGCGCTGTCGGGCAGGTCGCGTACCACCTGCTCGCCGCGCACGGCGCCACGAGGGCGCCCTGGGTGGTCACCGTCATCGTGTCGTGCCTGCCGGTCGCGGTCCTCGGGGCGGCGTCGTACCTGTACCACCTGACCGCCCGCTCCAGCCGGGCAGCCGGCCGCGCGGCGGCTGCACCGGCACGCTCCAAGGCCGAACCGCCGGCGTTGGAGCGTGCCAGCGACGCTGCAAGCGTGGTTGGGGCGCCGTCCGGGCTGGCGCTGGTGCGGCCGGCTGTCGAGCAGCCGCTGGGCCCGAAGGTCGCCCTGGCCGTCGCCGACGCCCTCGCGTGGCGCGCCGAGCACGGCGTGCTCCCGGGCCTGTCGCAGCTGGAGCAGCTCGGCGAGAAGCACGCCAGGAAGACAGCGCAGCGGGCACTCAAGGCCATCGAGGCGCAGGAGGCCGCCGCGTGATGGCGTCGACGCACCGCGCGCTCGGGTTCGCCGTGGGCGCGGCCTACGGGCAGGCGTGCGGGCTGGCGTGGCCGCTGGTCGCGGCGGCCGGTGCTGTCGCGGTCGTGACGTCTGCGGGGCAGCTGTCCCCGGACGCCGACCAGTACCGGTGGTGGCGGCGCGTGGACCAGGTCGTCCCGGACGAGGTACTGGGCCGCGGCGGACCGATGCAGCACCGGGGGCTGACCCACTGGTGGCTGTTCCCGGCGCTCCTGACCGCGTCGTGGCTGGTGCAGCCGGCCCGCGGCGGCTGGCTGTGGCTGGTCGCTGGGGCGCTGCTCGCCGGCTGGTGGTCGCACCTGCTCGGGGACCTGCTGTTCGGGCGCGCAGACCGGTTCTCCGGCCGCGGCCCGGGGATCCCGCTGATGCCGTGGTGGGCGCACCTCGGCGCGGGTCTCAGGTGCGGCGGCATCCTCGAGGCCGCGGCCGGGCTGGTGCTCGTGCCGCTCGGTGCGTGGGTCGTCGCCGCGAGCGCCGGTGTCGTCCCCGGCATGGGTGTCGTGGCCGCGCAGGTGGCCGCGGGGTGGATGCCGTGACGCGGCCGGGGACGGACGTCGCCGTCGTGCGGGTCGTGCCCGGTGAGGTCGTCGTGCCTGTCGGCAGGGCCACCTACCGGGGGGCGCCCGTCGAGCTCGACATCGTCGCGGTCCCACCGGCCGCCGTCCCGGAGCCCGTGGTGGAGCCGTGGAAGCCGCGGTCCGAGGCGCTGCTCGTGCAGGTCTTCGACCCGGGGTTCTGGCGGTACCGGGCGCACCCGGCGACGTGGCTGCCGACGGTCCGCTGGTTCACCGTCACGATGCTCACGGGCGTCGCGCTGTCGGGGTACGGGTCTAGCGTCGTGTTCTGGACCCTGACGCCAGCCGCGTGGTGTCTGCTGAGGGACTGGTGGCTGCCGACCGGGCCGGGCGAGCACCGCCGGTACGAAGACCAGTAGTCGGGTGCTAGGAGAGGACAACGCAATGGGATACCCGAGTCAGCACATGTCGCTGCGAGCCATGCAGGCCGAGGTCGTCCAGGTCGAACGCGACCTCGGATGGACCGGCCCCGGCGTCGACCGCGGCACCTTCGGCGACCGGATGGCGCTCCTGCACTCCGAGGTGTCAGAGGCGCTGGAAGCGTACCGCGACTGGGGCGTCAAGGACGCCACGAAGGACGTTCGTGTTCGCTGTACCGATCCGCAGTGCGGCGACTCGACGTGGGACCACGAGTGCGACGAGACGACCCGCCCTGGCAAGCCCGAGGGTGTCGGCTCCGAGTTCGCCGACATTTTCATCCGTCTCCTCACCGAGTGCGAGGCCTACGGCATCGACCTCGAAGCGGAGTACCAGCGGAAGGTCGCCTACAACCGGACACGCCCACATCGCCACGGCGGTCGGGCCCTCTGAGGCAGGTAACCAGCCAGGTTGTCCGTCGGACCCTGGTGGCATGCTCGCCGCCATGGCCGAGCCGAGGATCCGCAACGCCGCGCGAGCGCATCAGACGACGGGTGCCCCGGCCGGATCCTGGGCGCCGCTGGAGCGTCCCGCGGTCGTCGTGCACGTCGAGCTCGAGGATGGCCGTGTGCTTGATCTGCCGGGCCGGGCGATGGGCTGGCGGCGGAACCCGGACGTCGTCCAGGTCGAGGTCGTGGTGGACTCCCGGACGTTGATCCCGTGGATGCCGGCGGCCGCGGTGACGCGCCGCGCGCCGGTGCCCGAGGATTCGTTCTAGCCACACAAACCGGTCAGGTGGGACAGTCGATCACGGAGGTGGTCGCCATGCTCGCCACGGAGCCGCGAGCGCTACTGTCGGTCCGGGACCCTGCGCGGGTGGATGTGCTCGCGGTCGCGGACGCTGCCCGGGTGCTGGGTGCCGCGTTGGTCGCGCACCCGGTGACGCTCGACGAGCTGCATGTCGCGTTGGTGGCGTGGGGGCCGATGTGCGCGCGGACGACGTTGGCGGCTGCGCTGCGGGACGTCGAGGTGTGCGCGGACCGGTCGGTGCCGCGCGGGCTCGTGGTGCTCGCCCAGCCGGCCGGTGGGGGCGGCTGAGGCGCAAACGACGGCGAGCGCCCCACCAGCCGCCGGACGGCTGGTGGGGCGCTCGGGCCCGGGTGGGGCCGGGGTCAGGCGGCTGCGGGTGGCGGGGCCGGGTCTGGGTTCACGAGGCTGTCGAACAGCGGCGTGGTGCCGTAGGGCTCGGTGGGCAGCGGGTCGGTGTGGACGCGGGCGTCGTCGACCCAGTGGACGCGGGTGAGGCCTCCGTGTCCGTGGACGGCTTCGACGTCGCTGATGCGGTCCCAGACGCAGGTCTGCGCGGGCCGGCCGACGGGGGCGAGCCAGCGGGTGGCGACGCGGCCGTCGGAGAACTCGATGCCCTCGGCGACGATGCCGGTGCCGGAGACGCCGGAGACGTCGGCGTGCCGGACGAGGATGAAGCGTCTCATCCGAGCCACCAGTCCGGGATCGGGGGCAGCGGCACCGTCTGCCCGGCGAGCTCGTGGGCGCAGTCGCTGAGGAACTCCCAGCGTCCGGCGCGGATGAACGAGTGGCAGTTACCCCAGGCGGGGTCGGCGGTGTGCGGGCCGCCGACGGCAAGGCTTCCGTCCTCGAGGACCCGGTGGCCGAGGTGCCCGCATTCGCCGCCGGCGCACGGCACGAGGTGCTCGTCGCCGCAGAGGTGAGCGGAGCTGTAGCAGAGCAGACTCGGGCTGAACGTGGGCTGCTCGACGTTGCCGTCCCACTCCCAGGTGGGGCGGTTCGGTCGAGCACCGTCCGGGGCCGGGATGTGCACGGGGTGCATCTGCGAGCATCCGGGGCACCAGAGCCAGCAGATCCGGGCGATGACCCGGCCGTCGGCGTCGACGCTGTCGCGGACCACCATCGGGGGATTCGGCATGCGAGGCCCTGCAGTCAGCTCGCGCCGGGGATCCGGCGGGCGGGGTCGACGATCCCGTGGACGGCGGCGACGGCCGCGGACGACGCGGCGGTGAGGAGGACGGCGCCGAAGTCGACGTGGAGGAGGTCGAGGCCGTCGGCGGACAGGACGCCGAGGAGGCTGCCGGCGAACGCGGACACGGCCCGGTAGAAGAGGTCCTCGAGGAGGGTGGCGTCGTCGGAGGCGGTGGCGCCGGCGACGCGGCGCAGGACGACGAGGACGAACGCGACGGAGACGGCGACGGCCGCGGCGAGCGCGTCGTTGCTGCTGATGCTGCCGTTGGCGCCGACGAGGACGAGGAACGGGAGCAGGACCTGCAGGGCCTGGCGGAAGCCGGCCTGGACGACCTCGGCCCACCAGGCGGCGGTGGAGAGGGGTCCGGTGAGTGCGGGCATGGCTGGGTGTCCCTTCGCTGGCGGCTGGTCCGGGTGCCGGGTCAGGCCGCGTTGTCGGTGCGGGCGATGTGCTCGTCGAGGCGGGTGCGAACGGCCTCGACGACGTCGCGGAGGCTGGAGCCTCCGTTGCGTTGGAGCTGGGCGGAGACGTCCGCGGAGACGCGCTTGGCGGCGGCCGCGGACGAGGCGGCCTGCCCGGCGAGGTCTGAGACCTCGCGGGCGAGGGTGGCCGCGGCCTCGGCCTGTGTGGCGGCGTCCCGGGCGGCCGCCTGGGCGCCTTCGGCGGCGGACTTGGCGCCGGCGGCGTCGGCGGCGGCGAGGCGGGCGAGGTCGCGGCTGTCGACGGCGACGGTCTCCAGGTTCGCCATCCGGTCCAGGAGCCCGAGGCGGGGTGTCTGGCCGGGCGGGACGTCGTCGGGGTGTTCGCCGACGATGGCGTTCCAGAACATGACGCCGCGGCGGACCGCGGGCAGGGCCTGCACGATCCGGCGGATCACGAGCAGGACCACGGCGAGCGCGAGGCTGGCGATGCTGATGGCCAGGGCCCTGATGGTGGCGGGGCTCAGGCCGGCGACGGTTTCGGCGAGCGCGTGGAGCGCGGGCAGGTTGGTCACGATGGCTCGTCGTCCTGTCGTGCGGGCACGTCCCCCCGGACGGCGTGGTGGACCGTGGCGGGTGCTACAGGTTGCGGTTGAGGTACCGCTGGTGGGCGCGGATGAGGGCGCGGTCGACGCCGGTGCCGGCGGGGGCGCCGACCTTGGCGCGCCAGGCGCGGGTGGTGACGCGGCCGATGGCGCCGTCCTGCTTGACGCGGAGCCACCGCTGCAGGGCGCGGCGGGTGGTGCCGTCCCACTTGCCGGTGACGGGGACGTGGAGGAACCGCTGCGTCTGGGAGATGGTCTTGGCGCCCATGACGCCGTCGACGACGAGGGGTGTCAGGTGGCGGGTGGTGCTGCGCGCGGCGGCGGGGGCGGGCCGGACAGCGGCCGGGGTGGTGTAGGCGGGGTAGCCGTACATGACGACGAGGCTGGTCTTGCGGATGCGCCGGTAGACGCCGCCGCCGTCGGCCTGGGAGCCGGCGGCACCGGACGACGTGTTGCCCTCGATCGTCTGGATGTACCCGTTGGGGAGGACCTTCTCGACGATCCCGACGTGCTGGATGCGGTGGATGCTGTCGGGGAAGTCGAACAGGGCGATCGCGCCGACGCGGGGGGTGGTGCCCCAGCGTGCGTCGCCCTGCTCGCGGAACCACTGGGCGAGGGCGGGTGTGTAGGCGATCGGGGCGATGAGCTTGTCACCGCCGGAGGCCTGCCGGGAGACCCACCAGACGAACATGGCGCACCAGGGGGCGTGGTCGAGGCCGTAGGCGACGCCGTACTTGGTGTGGTTGTTCGGGCCTTCGACGTAGCCGAGCTGGGAGCGGGCGACGTTGAGGAGGGCGGTCGCGGTGGTCATCGCTCAGGCCTCCATCACGGTGGGGTCGTCGAGGCTGGTGTCGGCCTGGTCGTCGGTCAGCTCGACCTCCTCGTAGCCGGGGTCCTGGTCGACGTCGACGTCGTCGGCGGGGCCGGTGGTGTCGGCGACGGGGGCCGTGTTGGGGTCGGCAGCGTCGAGGAGAGCGGCGATGTCGGCCGGCAGGCTGGGCGGGTCGGAGGGTGCGGTGTGGACGGGCATGTCGGTGGTCCTCCCCTGGTGCGGACGGCTGGTCGCGCGCGGGCGCGTAGTGGTGCTGGGTGGCGTGGTGCGGCCCGGGCCTGGCTCCCCCAGCACGCCAGGCCCGGGACGGGCGGGGGCTACTGCCAGAGCTCGAAGGTGACCGAGGTGACGGCGGACCAGGTGAGGGAGACGAGGCTGCTGTCGGCCGCGTTCGGGAACCGCCGCGAGTCGGTGATCTTCACGACGCGGGTGGTGCCGTTCGGGACGGTGATGACGACGTCCGGGTTGTAGGTCGTGGCGTTCTCGGGGGCGACGCTGTTCGGGTCGTCGATGGTGCAGGTGATCGACGAGCCGCCGCCGTTGATGATGCGCAGGAACACCGGGCCGGAGGCGGGCATGGCGAACTTGTCGCCGGTGGCGTCGGCGGTGAACGCGCCGGGGGCGACGGCGGTGAGCGACCCGGTCTGGACGGTGCGGGTGGTGGGCACGGCAGGGCTCCTCGAGGTGTCGGGGTGGAGGCGGTGCAGGCGGCCCGGTGCCCGGGCCGCGGGTCAGGACTGGACGCCCCAGAGGCCGAAGACGCCGACTTGGACGGCGCCGGTGCCGGCGGTGCGGCGGGCCTGGACGGTGACGATGTGGCTGGTCTCGTGCCCGCCGATCGAGGTGATCGCGTTCGTCTCGGAGGCGAGCAGGACGCTGGAGAAGGTCGCGGCTCTGGTGGTGCCGACCTGGGTGCCGTCGACGAGGACCCGGACGTCACCGGTGGTCCCGGACGTCGAGGTGGTCAGGCCGATCGACCACTTCAACTGCGGGTGCTGCCGGAACACCTCGCCGCGCCAGAGGTCCTGGTAGGTCGCGGAGGTGCTGCCTGGCCAGTCGGTGTCGCGGGCGAGCCCGAACGTCCACGGGACGTAGGGCCGGGCGAGGCCGGTGTTGGAGACGGCGTCGTCGGCGAGGATCACGTTTCCGGACAGGTCGAACCACTGCCAGGCCTGCTTGGTGCCGGAGACGTTCGTGTAGCAGATCGCGGCGAGCTCGCCACTGTCTCGGCGCAGCGCCCACCCGACCTGCGGCTTGCCGTCGAGGCGGGGCGCGTACTCGGTGAACGCACCGGCGTCGACGAGGACGTCACCGTCGGGGTCGACGACCCGGAACCGGCCGCCGTCCTTGATGGTGAACCCGCCGCCGCCGGAGACGGTGGTGTTCCGGGCGGACGCGGACCCGCGCAGGGAGTCGAGCTGCGCCTGGAGGCGCCGCAGCTGCGCGGCGAGCGCGTCGATGTCCTGGGGGGTGTGCTTGTAGCCGCCGGCCATCAGACTGTGATCTCCCGCTGGAAGCTGATGGTGGCGTCGCCGTTGTCGCGCAGGGTGATGGACGTGATGCGGCCGCGCTGGGGGCCGGGCTCGAGGTAGGGGTGGGTGGCGGGGACGACTATCCGGGCCCAGTCACCGGGCCGGTACATGCCGGGGGTGGGGTAGCCGCCATGCTTGACGGTGACGGTCCAGGACTCGGTGGCGGCGCGGGAGCGGACGGCGAGGGCGGTGGCGTAGGCGTTGAGGGTGGCCTGGTCCTCGACGCTGTCGCGGGCGGTGTCCTCGGTCTCGAGCAGCGGCCAGGCTGCGAGGGTGCCGTCGTCGGCCTGGCCGATGAGGCGGGACTCTCCGGAGCCGTAGCCGGGCGCCCAGGCGCGGGTGGCGACCTTGGTGCCGTCCTCGTCGACGCTGATGCCGGTGACAGTGGAGCCGGGGACAGAGTTGTCCCAGGTCCAGTCGGCGCCGGCCTGGGTGAGGAGCGGGTTGGTGGTGTCTCCGGTGCGCATGACCCACTCGATGTTCCGGGGATCGGTGGTGGAGCGGCGCGGGGTGAAGGCGATCTCGGGGCCGCCGTCGATGTCGGTGAGGGCGCGCAGTTCGGCGCCGATCCAGGTGAGCTCGTACCCGGCGTAGGTGCGGGTCTCGTCGCCGGGGACGTCTGCGGGGACGACGACGGGCAGGGCGCCGCCGGTGTGGGTGTGGGCGAGCTCGACGAGCTTCTTCGCGATGGTGCCGAGGGTGACGCCGGAGGTGGTGACGGCGACGTCGCCGGCGGTCTCGCCGGGGGCGAGGACCGGCAGGATCTTGCGGTGGTCGTAGTAGGACCAGATGCCGGCGGCGCCCAGGCGCAGGGTGCGGGTGGTGTCGTCGTAGGAGCGTGCCCAGATCGGTCCGGCGCCGAGGATGGCCTCTTCCTCGCCTGCGGCGTTGACCCAGGCGGCGGCGAGGAAGGTGCGGCCGGGCTCGGTGAGGTTCCGGACGCGCAGCGCGGCAACGGCGGGGTCGGCGAGGGGGACGGCCCCGCTGAGGGTCCCGGCGTCGTCGAGGGTGTCGGTGCAGGTGCCGTCGACGAGCGGGAGCCGGTTCGTGACGCGGCCGGTGCGCAGTTCCCCGACGAGCCACGCGACGGGCATCAGGGAGCCCCGGTGGTGGTCGTGCGGGGCCTGGTCACGCGACTTCCAGCGACCCGTTGACGACCATCTGGTCGCCGGACGCCCAGGTGAACGGGGTGGTCGCGTCGACGTTGACCATCGCGGGGCCGCTGGATGTCGTCTGGAGCGTGATGGCACCGGAGTTCAGCCAGTACGCGTAGCAGACGTAGCGGCCGCCGGCGCTGATGTCGGTGGCCATCGCCGGCACCCAGAGGCGCCCGCCGAGGGTCACCTGGGAGAACGGGAGGTTGCCGAACTGCCAGACGCCGGTGCCGTAGGTGGTGGTGCTGCCGCTGGTCAGGACGATGGTGAAGTCGACCCGCTTGCCCACCTGCGTCCAGCGTCCGGCGAGGGTGCCGTTGCCGAGGGACGGGTTCGTGCCGCTGCTGGTCCAGGTCGGGGTGAAGCTGGTCCAGGCGCCCGGGTCGGCGATGGTGGCCCACGCCCCGGACGGCGTCCACTGCTCGGTGCGGCCGGTGTCGATCCGGTAGGCGGTCAGGCCGCTGTAGGTCGACAGGGCGCCGCGTTCGGTCGAGGAGCGCACCGGGACGGCCGCGCCGCGTGCGACGGTCCACGGCGCCACCTGCGTGATCGTGACCAGGGTGTCGGTGCGGGTCGCGCCGTTCGGGACGAGTGCCTGCGCGAGCGCGAGGGCGCCGGTGGGGATGGCGGGGACGGTGGGGCTGGCGGACGCGGTGCCCTGGGTGACGCCGAGGACGGCGGCGGAGTTCGCGTCGCCCTGCTCGGCGTCGGGGAAGCGGATCCAGATGACGTCGTAGCGGGACTGGCCGGCGGTGCCGGGGGCGGCGGTGGTGGTGACGGTGGCTGCGGCGTCGTTGGAGCCGAGGTAGGAGCCGAGGGCTGTGCTGCCGCGGTCGGCGACGGCCTGGCCGGCGGCGACGCTGTAGGACATGCCGGAGGTGCCGGTGACGGCCAGGGGGGACCCGGCGCCGTAGAGGACGCCGGAGCGGGCGCCGGCGCCGGTGGAGGGCGCGATGAGGCCGGCGAGGGCGAGCCGGGCCTCGGTGGGGCTGGTCTGTCCGGCGCCGGCGGCGCCGACGACGAACAGCGGGTCCCTGGCGGTCACGCGGTCTCCTACCAGTAGGCGGGCGCCCAGGCGGCCGCGAGGGTGGCGGTCGGGTCTGGGGTGCCGAGCGGGTTGAGCTGGACGGTGCGGGTGCTGGCGGCGGGGACGGGCCACCAGTCGGCCGCGGTGAGTTCGCCGTCGTAGCCGGGGACGCCGTCGTAGGTGACGGCGGCGGTCTTGGTGGTGAGGACGACGGGGACGCCGTCGGGGACGTCGCGTTCGAAGCGGATCCGGCGGCCGGTGGTGAGCTCGACGAGCTCGAACCCGCCGATCAGGGGACCGGTGACGGTGAACACGGGCCAGGTGTCGGCGGTGCCCGGGTTGTCGAGGACGAGCAGGCCGGGTGTGGACAGGCCACCGAAGCCGAGGAGGCTGGTGGAGTCGAACAGGGGGAACACCATGCCGCCGGCGTCGGTAGGTGGGGCGGTGGTGGCGGTGCGGGTGGTGTCATAGCGCAGCGGGTCCGCGGCCCACCATTCGATCTGCCAGCCGAAGTGGCCGACGCCCCAGTTCCGCAGGGTGGTGCCGGCCCGCAGGAGGCGGGCGTTCGCGGAGAGGGTCCGGCCGGCGAATGTGACGGTGAGGGTGCCGGTGCTGGCGTCGCCGCCGGGGCGGATGCCGCCGGAGGCGAGCCCGGCGAGCAGGCTGTTCCGGTCGGCGTCGCTGACGCAGTAGCCCTCGACGACGGGGTTGCGGGCGGACGCCCAGACGGGCGCGTCGTGGGAGCCGTGCGCGTTGGCGCGGGGTACCTCGTCGATCCGGCCGGTGGGGATGTCCTCCCAGCCGGTGATGGACGCCACCCGGTACGGGCCTTCGTGGGACAGCAGGATGGTGCCGCCGGCCGGGTCGGTCCAGGTGATGTCGATGGTGTCAGCGGCCATGGGGTGCCTCTCCTGTCGGGCCGGTCAGCCGAGGGCCCGGACGCGGAACATGACCTCGGACGCCACCTGCTGCGGGGTCCCGCCGATGAGTTCGATCTTCTCCGCGGTGAGCAGGGACCCGAACTGCGCTCCGGCGGCCCCGCCGGCTGCGACGGCGGACGGTGCGGCGGACGTCGCGCGGGCGCTGGACCAGGTGGTGGTCCCACCGAGCCGGGAGACGACGTCGGAGGCGATCATCCGGGAGCGGCCGGCCTTGGACGCGGCGAGCGGGATGTACGCCTCTCCCCCAGTCTCGGGTTCGTTCCAGACCCGGATCCCGGTGCCGGTGGCGATGCCGCCGTTGGCGAACTGCCGGACTGTAGGCCCTGCCGGGCCGCCGGCTGCGGCGGCGAACGCGCTCGGGTCGAGGCGCTTGAGGAGCGCGACGATCCGGGCGAACTCCTTGGGGCTGGCCTTGGCCAGGGCTGCGGCGAGCTGGACGCCGTCGGCTCCCATGCCCTCGATGAGGGTGGCGAGCTGGTCGCCGCCGCGGGCGGCGATCCGGGACAGGTTCCCGCGGTAGGCCTCGGTCTGCTGGACGGTCCCGGCGAGGCTCTTGGTGTACCCGGCGAGGGAGAAGCCCTTGGGGGCGTTCTTCCGGGCGACCGCGTCGGCTTCCTTGGCGCGGGCGGCGGCGGCGGTGCGGCGGGCCCGGTCGAGGCGGTCCTCGGCGTCGCGGATGGCGTTGGTGTCCTTCGGGGACTTGCGGCGGATCTCGGCGAGGTCCCGCTCGGCCTTGCGCTGCGCCTGGGCGGCGTTGCGGGCAGCGTTGACGGCGGCGACGTACTCGCTGCGGGAGATCGGCTTGAGGCGGGAGTCCTCGTAGCGCTGCTGGACGTCGCCCAGCCCGAACGGCATCGACGAGCCGAAGCCGCCGTCGGCGTAGGCGACCATCCCGAACATCTTCGCCGTCTGCGCCAGGATCGCCTTGGACCGGGCGCGCTTGGCGGGAGCGAGCGGGATGTAGGCCTCTCCCCCGGTCTCGGGCTCGGCCCACACGCGGACGGCGCCGGCCGGGGCGATCTGCGCGACGTGCTGCTCCATGCCGCCGTTGCCGTAGAAACGCAGGACGGACCCGTCGGCCTGGGCGGTCCGGCCCTCGCGGACGTTCCCGGCGGTGGCGGAGACCTGGATCCTGACCCGCTTGCCGTTGGCGATGGCGATGCGGGTGATCAGGTTGTCCATGTCGTTGATCGCGGAGCCGATCCCGGTGATGGACACGGTGGTCTTCGCGGTCTTCGGGATGCCCAGGACGGCGTCGGCGTACTTCTCGGCGGCGGTCTTGTTGCCGTAGAACTTGGTGGCGACCTTGACGAGCTCGGCGCGGGACGTCTGCAGCGACTTGGTGTAGTCGTCCTGGGTTCCGCCGGAGGCGAGGACGGCGTCGGCCTGCCGCTGGGCGGCCGCGGCGATCGCGTCGAGGGCCTCGGCGTTGGCGCGGCCCTTCGGCGTGGTGTCGTCGAGGGTGCGGCCGTTCTGCTTCAGCGACTCCCGGGCGTCGTCGAGCGCCGCCTGGAAGTCGCGGCTGGCCGAGCGGGACTCGAGCGCGGCGTCGTTGTAGTTCTTCGTCGCGGCGTTGGCGTCGTCGATGTCCTTGGCGAGCTGCTCGGCGGAGTAGCTCGCACCGGCCATCTGCTCCTTGAGCACGCCGGTGGCGGTGGCGCCCTCGGCGGCCGTCTTGCCCTGCGCGGCCTGCTGGGTGGCGACCTGTGACAGGTAGTCCTTGTACTCCGGCATCAGGTCGAGCAGCCGGTTGGTCTCGTCCGCGTTGAGGCCGCCGGCCTTCGTGAGCCGGTCGAACGCCTTCGCCGCGGTGGGCGCGTCGGTCTGCGCAAGCTGGGCGAGCGCCTGGCTGTAGTTCTTGATCTGCTCGGCCTCGACGGACGGCAGGCCGGGCAGGTCCTTGTTGAAGAACCCGTTCACGCCGGACAGGTCGTTCACGATGCTCTTGAGGGACTGCGACGAGCGGAAGATGCCGACGTCCAGGCCGCCGGACAGTTTGGCCCCGAAGACCTTGGCGGACTCCCCTGCGAGGTCGGCGCCGTTGGCGAACAGCGCGAGCTCGCGGCTCATCTCGGAGGTCGACTTGCCGATGACGCCGAACTGCTTGTCGAGGGCGGCAGTGGCGTCCGGCAGGAACGACAGGACGGTCGCGGCGGCCCCGGCCTTGCCGATGCCGGCCATCACGCGGCTGGTCTTCTGCGCCGAGATGCCGAGCTCGGCCATGTTCGTCTTGGCGGTCTTGATGGCGACGGCGGCCTTGAGCATGCCGCCGGCGAGCAGCAGGGTGCCCGCGGTGAGCCCGGCGATGACGACGGTGTTCTTCTGCACCGACGTAGGGAGGGCCCCGAAGAGGTTGACGGCGTCGGTGGCGGTCTGGGTGAGGGCCCGCAGCCCGGAGTTGGCGCCCGATCCGGACTGGATGAACGCGGTCTCCAGGCTGCCCTTGAGCTGCTCGACGTCCCCGCCCAGATTGTTCATCAGCAGGGCGGCCTGCTTCGCAGCGAACCCAGAGTCGTTGACCTTGTCGGTCCACTCCTGGACGGCGGCCGCGCCTCCGGCGTAGAGCACCTTCGCGGCCGTGATCTGGTCGTTGCCGAAGATGACGCCGAGCGCGGCGTCGCGCTGCGCGTCGGACATCCCGCCAAGGGCTTTCTGCAGCTGCCCGGCGACGTTCTGCAGGCCGAGGAACTGGCCGTTGGCGTCGTAGAGCTGGATCCCGAGCGCCCCGATCTCGTCCGCAGCCGCCTTGGACGGGGAGGTGAGCGAGCCGAGCACGCCGCGCAGGCTGGTGCCGGCCTGCTCGCCGATGATGCCCTGGGAGGCGAACTCGGCCAGGACGCCGGTGGTCTCTTCGATGGAGACGCGCATCGAGGCGGCGACCGGGCCGACGAACTTCAGGGCGTTGGCCAGGTCGGTGACGTCGCCCTGCGCTTTCCCGGCGCCGGCGGCGAGCAGGTCGGCGACCTTGCCGATGTTCTCGCGGCCCTTGAGCCCGAACTGGGTCATCGCGGTGGCGGCGATCTCGGCGGCCTGAGCGACCTCGAGCTGCCCGGCTGCTGCCAGGGACAGGGACGCGTCGAGGCCGCCGCCCAGGATGTCGGCGGTGTCCACACCGGCCTTGCCGAGCGCGGTGATGGCGTCGGCAGCCTCGGTGGCGCTGTACTGGGTGGCGGCGCCCGCGTCGAGCGCGGCCTTTCGCAGCGCCTGCAGCTCGCCGCCGGCGGCGTTTGTTCCCGCGGCGGCGCGGGACATCGCCTGGTCGAACTTGGCGAACGCGACGACCGCGGTAGTGGCGACGGCCCCGATCGCGGCGCCGGTCTTGAGGAACGTCGACCCGACGTCGTCGAAGGCCCGCTTGTGCTTGCCTGCGGCCTCGACCGCGGCCTTGCCGATGTCCTGCGTCTTCTTCGCGGCCACGGCAGCGTTCGCCGCGTACCCCTTGATGTCCAGGGACAGTCGGACCGCGACGGAGCGGTCGCCGCCGAACAGGGCCACCGCTCACCTCCGGGGTCGTCAAGGGTCGTGATGCGCAAGCGGGTGCTCGTCGTCAGCCGGGTCGTCGCTGTCGTCCACGCGGACGGCGTGGAAGCGCAGGGCGTCCGGCTGGGGCGCCTCGTCGTACTGCGGCGTCCGCAGCCCCACCGCAGTGCAGGCATGGCAGCGCGTCGGCGGCGGCGCCGTGTAGTGATGCGTCCGATCGGGGTGATTCGGGTCCGCCAGCGGCGACGTCGTCTCAGCGAGCGGGTGACCGCAGCCGGAGCACAGCCCAGCCTCGTAGAGGGTCAGGGCGAGCGCGGTGCTGGTGTCGTGCTCGGTCCACCGGGTGCCAGGCAGCCGCTCTCCGCGTAGCACGGACAGCGGCTGCCCCCAGGCCCGGGCAGTGCGGAGCTCGACCAGGAGGTCGGGGTGCTCTCCTAGCCGAGCCGCGACAAAGGGACGTCGACGCGCTCCGACGAGGCGCGCTCGAGGGCCTGCCCGATGGTGACCCACTGGGCCTCGCCGATGACCTCGTGGAGGCGGGCGACCTGCTCCGGCGTCATGGTCGGCGCGACCATCGCGCGGGACACCACGGAGTGCTCGTAGGCGCGGGCGTCGAGCCGGTCAATGTCGTCCTTGCCACCGTGCTTGGCGATGAGCTCGTCCCGCTCGGTGTTCAGCAGGCCGCGGACGTGCAGGACGAGCCGCGACCGGTCGACGGTCGCGCGGAGCTCACCGATCTGGGCGTCGAGCATGGACAGCTCGAGGTCCTCGTCGGTGACGTCGACCGCGCCGCCGAGGCGGTAGTCGACCGGGCCGGCCGCGGGCTTGGGCTGCTCGGCGACCCGGGCGAGGTCGGCGCGCTGCGCGGCCAGGTCCTCGAGCTCGGCGACGAGGTCGGCGCGGCCGTAGACGGTGACGGACCGCTGCGGCGGCGCCGCCTGGTCGAGCCACGCGTCGACGTCGAACGTGGTCTCGCTGGTGGCGCTGGTGGTGTCGGACATGCTGCTGCTCCCCTGGATCGTCCCCTGGTGTTGTGGAGCCGGCGCGGCGCCCGCCAGGGGAACGGACGCCGCGCCGGGGCTGGGGTCCGTCAGACGACGGACACGTCCTCGCCGACCGTGTTCGTGACGAACGCGCTCTGGCTGACGTGGAAGACCGAGTTGGCCTCTGGCGGCTCCTTGAGCCGCTCCCCCACCGTGATCGGCCAGACGTCGACTTTCTGGCCGGCGGCGAACGCGGTGTTGGCGTCGACGCCGTACCGGACGACGAGGTAGCCGGCGGTGCCCTTGGGCAGGCCGGAGTAGGCCAGGTTGTCCGGCGAGGAGTTCGGGTTGTAGACGTACCGGAGCTTGTCGAGGCTCTTGGTGACGCGGCCCCGCTGCTCGAACGTCTGGGTGTCGGCCAGCCGGTCGTCGGTGATCTTCGCCTCGTCGAACGCCGGGCGCAGGCCGTCCGGGGTCAGGTAGAACGACAGGTCGATGCCGGCGTTGCACTGGGCGGCCGTCGGCGCGGCCGGGGTGAGCGTCGTGCAGAACGCGACGCGGATGTTGCCGTCGGCTGCGACGGCTGCGGGACGTGCCATGGCTCGCTACTCCTTGCTGGGTGGTCGTGCCGGTGCGTCCCGGCCTGGGTGTCCCCTGGTGTGTGGCCGCTCAGCGGCGGCGGGTCTCCGTGGCCTCGGCGGTGCCGGCGTCGGGGCTCTCGGTGGTGCCGTCCGGGGCGCCCTGCTCGCCGCCCTCCTCGCCGTCGCGCTCGGGCTGCTCGTCGCCGCTGGACGTCGTGGTGGCTGCCTCGAGTGCGGCGTCCGGCTGCTCGGGGACGTCCGGGACGACACGGCCGGCCGGGTCGAGGGCGTGCTCGTCGACGAGCACGGCGCCCTCGACGAGCGGGGCGTCCTCGCGCTGGGACCAGGTCCCGACACCGGGCTTGCGGACACGGACCCACGCGGGCTCGGGCATGACTGCTCCCTGGAAGTGGTGGCGGTGCGCGCGCCGGACGGCGCGGCGGCTGCTCAGGCGCCGACGGCGGGCGCGGTGAAGAGCTGGTAGACGTCGACGGCCGCGAACAGCGGGGTGGGCTCGTCGCGGTCCGGGCTGGGCCTCTGAGCGGAGTACATGCGCAGCGGCTGTACTGAGCGGCCTGCGATGACGGGCCGGACGTCGAGCAGGGCTGAGCGGGTCTTCTCCTGCGCCCAGCCGACCTCGGCGAACGTCTGCCCGAAGTGCCGGACGTAGACCAGGCCGGTGATGTTCGCGGACCAGCCGGCGAGGCGGTCGTTGTCCTGCGGGAGGCCGTCGAAGTCGACGACGACCCAGCGGCTGTCGGGGTGGCCGGTCAGCGGCGGCTGCTCGGCGCCGTCGAGGGCCGAGGAGTAGACCGGCATGCTGGTCGGGGCGGCCGCGAGCGGCGTGACGAGCGCGAGGACGCCGGCGACGTGGGCGCGGATCACTGGCCGGAGCCGATCGCGTCCTCGCCGACCTGGGCGAGACGGGCGGCGATCCCAGGGACAGCGCGGTCGAGGGCCTGCCCCGGGTGCTCCAGCACCGGTGCGGTGCGGGAGGTCCCGAAGTACAGGACGTTGCCGAGGGCGCCCTGGCGGCGCTGCTTGTCGGGGCCGATCTCGGCGTCCAGGCCGCGGACGTCGACGGTGATGGACCGCGGGAAGTGGGGGAACGTCGCGTGGCCGCGGGCCTGCTGCCGCAGGTCGTCGCGGACCTCGTCGGCGACCTTGGTGAGCAGCTCACGGGCCGGCTTGACGGCCTGACGACCGGCCCGACCGAGGTCGGCGACGAGGCGGGTGAGGTCGCTGATGTCCACGGAGGCGCCACTGCCGGCCATGTCGTCCCCTCCCCTGCCGTCAGGCGGTGATCTCTTCGGCGGCGAGCTTTCGGGCCGTCGGGTAGGTCTTGTGGTGCAGCGCGGAGACGACGAACTGGCGGCCGACGAGCTCGGGGTCGTTCGCGGCCGCGGTGACGGCCACGACGTCTCCGATCCGGACGTCCTCGACCGTGAGCGGCACCTTGACGATCAGCCGCTGCAGGGTCGCGGTCCGGTCCCCGACCTCGGGGGTCTCGGCGACCGCCTGCGGGACCCGGATCTGGCACTGCCCGGCGTACAGCTGGGTGGTGGTCGGGGTGACCCGGCCGGTCGTCTCGTCCTGGACGCCGGCACCGGTGGTCCGCGAGATGGTGCAGGCGTCCACCATCAGCTGGAGCGCCAGGCCTTGGCCGGTGACGAGCGCCGAGCGGATCGTCACGGGCACTCCCTGGAGGTCAGCTGGCGGAGGCGAGGAGCGCTGCGACGGTGTGCGAGGCCTGGGCGTGGACTTCGACGCCAAGCCGGTCGTAGTGCAGCGTGGTGCGGGTGTTGGCGTGGTCCATGCCGGCCTGGACGACGCGGATGTCGACGCCGGCCTGCAGGGCGAGGGTGGCGAAGGACCGGCGCAGCGAGTGGGGGCTGATCTTCTTGCGGATGCCGGCGGCCTTGGCGAGCCGCTGGACGATCCGGTCGGCGGAGCGGCGGGTCATCTGGGTGCCGTCGCGGCGCAGCAGCAGGGGGCCGTTGGTGCGGTCGCCGGCGGCGGCGTCCACGGCCTGCATGACCGGGATCGGGAGGGCCTTCACGGAGGGCTTGCCGCCCTTGCCGATGGTGTGGATGACCTTGTACCCGATGTCGGTGGTGGAGATGTCCTCGAGGCGGACGGCGCAGGCGGCGGAGACGCGCATGCCGAGGGTGCCGAGCAGGCAGACGAGCGCCCAGTCGGTGGGGCCGGCCAGTCGGGCCTCGCGCATCATGGCGCCGAGCTCGAACCGGGTGAGCCAGGTCCGCTTGGCGGGGTCCTCGTGGATGGCGGGCAGCTTGAGGTGGTGCGCCGGGGAGTGCTCCAGGACGCCGTCGACGACGGTGAGGTCGTAGTAGCCGGACAGGGTGCCGATGCGGCGGACGACGCTGGCCGGCGAGTTGTGCCGCTGCTCGAGCAGGTGCACGACGAACGCTTGGAGGTGGGCCCGCTGGACGGCGAGCGGGTGGATGCCGAGGCGGGCGCACCACTCGAAGAAGATCCGCAGGTCGGTGGCGTAGGCGGCCCGGGTGTTGGGGTTCAGGTACTGCCCGAGGAAGGCGACGGCCGCGAGGTTGGCCGGGTCGGCGAGCGGGTCGGTCGTGGGCAGGGCGGGCAGACGGGTAGCGTCGTTCACGGTCGGGCTCCAGCTGACTCTGGTGTTCGGCCAGGGCCCGGTCGGCGTTCCAGCGCCGTCCGGGCCCGTCTCTGTCACCTGGGTGACGCGCCGGGCAGTTCTCCGGTTCCCTCGTAGCCGTCGTAGCCGTCGATATGGGCGGGATAGCGTGCCGGGCGTGACTCGCCTGCGAGCCGTCGTCGCCCGCCTGCTGCTGCCCCGCTGCCCGATGTGCCGGCGCCTCGTCGAGCGGCGCGGCGCGACCTGCTCAGAAGCGTGCGCCGCCGAGTGGGCGGTGGGGTTCTGAAGGTCGGCGGAACAGACGATGCCCGGCGTGTCTCTGGCGGGTGATCGGTAGCGTCCGGCGGATGCGTCACCGCGTCCACGAGCTCGACGGCATCCGCGCCGTCGCCGTCCTGGCCGTCTTCGCCTTCCACACGATGCCGGACCGGCTACCGGTCGGCTGGGTCGGCGTCGACGTGTTCTTCGTCCTGTCGGGGTATCTGATCACCGGGCTGCTCCTCGCCGAGCGCGAGGGTGCAGGGCGTGTCCGGCTCAGAGCGTTCTACGTCCGCCGGGCTGCCCGCCTGTACCCGGCACTGCTCGCCGCCGTCGTCCTTGCCGTGGTGGTGGCGGGGTCGACCCTGACGGATGGTGCTGTCGCACTGGCGTACTTGTCCGACGTGGTCCGCTGGCAGGGCGGGGACCTCGGCCCGCTTGGCCACACGTGGTCTCTGGCGATCGAGGAGCACTTCTACGTGCTGTGGCCGCTCGTCGTCATCGCCGCCCGCACCCGCACCCGGGTCGCGACTGCTGCTGGGCTTCTCGGCGGCGGGTCACTGGCTGTCGTGTGCTGGCTCGCGCCGCCGTTCGGGCCGCTTGACGAGCCCACGTACAACGCGCCGCATGCCCGGATGTGGGAACTTCTCGCCGGATGTCTGCTCGCCTGCGTCCTGCCAGGAGTACGGCGGCAGGCGCTGACTGGCTGGACGCTGCTCGGTGCAGGATGCACCGCCGCCGCGGCCCTCGGCGTGCTGGCTGGTGGGTGGCCGGCCCGGACGGTTGCACTGACCGTGGCGACAGTGACGGCGAGCGCCGGAACGATCGCCGTCGTCGCCGGCGGCGGGCTGCGAGGCCTCGCCTGGTGGCCGCTGCCGCAGATCGGGGTGATCTCCTACGGCGTGTACCTGTACCACTTCCCGATCGCGCAGGGCGTGGTGCTGGCCGGGCCGCGGTCCGTGCAGACGGCGGCGAAGCTCGCTGTCGTCCTGGCCTTGGCCTGGGCGTCTCACCGCTGGGTGGAGGAGCCGATCCGTGAGGCGGTCGCCCGCCGGCTGGCTGGCCGCCGCAGGGTCAGAACAGCCACCACGCCCAGGTCGGAGCCGACGAGTACGTCAGCGTGATCGTCCGGTTGTTCGGGACGACGAACTGCCCGGACGTCAGGCCTGTCGACACGCCGTCGATCGCGATGCCGGTGACCGTGCCGCCCGTGACCGTCACCCACGCGTCGCGGCCGAAAGCGTTCTTGTAGGCGACCGTCGTAGCGGGCACCGACGGAGCCGTCACCGACCCGCGGGACTGCCGGAGCTGCGTCAGGCGGACGTTAGCGCCGCCGTCCATCGGAGGGATCAGGTTGGTCGCCCCGCCGATGGGGACGTTGTAGATGGTCGCCTCGATCTTGAGCTGGTTGTTCAGGTCCCAGATCTTCGAGGACATGTCCTCCATGCCCCACATGCCGACCGCGAACGGCATCTCGACGCCCGGCACCTGCCCGACCCCAGTGTTGCGGTCAACGAACGCGATCAGGTTGGCGTTGCCGGAGGTCTGGAGCTGGCTGAACCACGACTCGTGCGAGCCCGGCTGGTCGTAGCAGATCGCCACCTGGTTCCAGTAGAGCATCACGTTGTCCGCGATGACGTGCTCGGACATGGCGATACCCGAGTAGTAGCCATAGACGCCGAGAGTGCCGATGCGGATCTTCCCGCCGTTCTGGTTGGCGGGCAGGCGCACCCCGAACGCCATCTTGTTAGTGCAGGCGGTCGGCGCGGCGTAGCCCTGCGTCGGCACGGTGACGTGCAGCGACCACAGCTCGCAGGTGTTGATGCCGGTCAGGTCGAGGCCGCAGAACCGCGGGTTGGCGGAACTGACGACGTTCAGGCCGTCGACGATGAGGTTGATCCCGGACCATTGCGTTGGCGGGGTCGTGTTGGTGTTGTACATGGCCGGGCCGCCGATGACCGAAGGCACACCATTTCCGTCGGTGGCGTTGCTCGCACCCGTCGTCGGGGTCGTGATGATCGAGCAGGGCTGCTGGTTGAACGAGGTGTTCGACGCCTGCTGCGACGCCTGCGAGCGCAGGATCAGTGTGACGAGCGGGGTTGCTCCGGTGTAGGTCCCGGATGGGACCTTGGGGGCGCCGGGGACGCGCCAGTCCCACGGCACGTGCGGCAGTGCGATCTGCGCGTTTGCGTATGACGCTGCCCCGTTGATCGTCGGGTTGTAGCGGGGCGCGCGGTTCGCGTAGTAGTTCTTCCCGGCGTCGAAGACGACTTCGCAGACGTAGGAGCCGTCCGCGATGCACGCCGCCACCATCGCCGCGATGGCGGCCTCGATCGCCGGGGCGTCGTCGTTGGCCGGGGTGTTCCCGAGCGCGCCGAACGCTTCCGGGGTCGTCGAGTTCTTGATGCCCGACGCCTGCCGAGGCACCCACGCGGAGCCGTTCCACGTCGGGACCTGAAGGTAGCCGGGAGAGTTCGGCAGGTTCGTCCCTTGGCCGAGGACTGGCATCGGTCAGGCTCCGATCAGAACGGCGGGCACGGGGTTCGCGGCGTTCGTCATGTCCCGGATGGTGCCCGCGCCAGCCGGGTACGTGGCCGGGAGGGCGCCGGACCCTGCACCCGTCGCGGTGTACCCGCCGAGGCCGGCCGGGATCGTGGCGAGGGACACGATCGAGGAGGACCCCCCGACGCCGATGACGTTCGGCACGGTGGAGGGGGCGCCCTGGATGACGAACGCCGACCAGTACGTCCCAGCCGCGAGCCCCACGGGCGAGCCCAGAGTGATCGACTTGATGGTCGTGATGGCGCCACCCGTCGGGCTCGCGTCCATCGTGCCCGCGTCGATCGCCACCGTGCCCGGGTAGCCGTTCGCGTCGTTGTAGACCCCGAGCCGGATCAGCGCGCCAGTCGTCCCCAGCGTCCACAGCATGACGCCCAGCTTCGTGACGGTCACGGCCTCGGTCAGCAGGAACGGGACGCAGTACAGCGTGCCGGCCGTGAACGCGCTGCTCGCCAGAGAGGTGGCGATCTGCGGGACGCGCATGAAGTTGCCGGACCGGACACCGAAGTGCGCGGAAGACGGGATGGTCGCCGCGGGGGTCGCCCAGGCGGTCGCGAAGTCCGTCCCGGACGTTTTGACGAGCGCCTGTCCGGTGGTGCCGCCAGTCGGGACACCCGGGCCCGCGGGGCCGGTCGCGCCGGTCGCGCCCGTCAGTCCGGGCGGACCCGCCGGCCCCTGCGACGTGTAGACGCCGACGACCTGCCAGTTGTTCGATCCGAGGTGCTGGAAGACGCCGCCGCCGTACTTGGGGACGTTCGTCGTCGCGGTCGCGTCGCCGTCGATCAGCCCGCCGCCCGAGGCGGCAATGGTGAGCGTGTTCGCCACGGACGGCGTGACGTTCTTGACGCCGACGAGCGCACCAATTGCCGGCGCGGCGGGCAGGGTAACCGTGAAGCCCGCCGACGTGACGTCGGCCTGGACGAGCTCGCCGACCGCCGCGGTGTAGGCGGTCGTCTTCGTGGCGGTCGGGACGAGGGCGCCAGCGATGGTCGCGACAGCGGCGAAGTTCGCAGGGGCGAACGCGCCGCCAGCCGTGTGCGCGGTGGTGCACCGGTAAAGCGTCCCGGCGTTGAGGACCATCTGCCCGACGACGTAGGAGCGACCCGTCGTCCAGTCGGAGACGATGGGTGCATACGTGCTCGACAGGTCCACGGCGCCGGTCTGGCCGTCGACCGAGGAGACTGCTCCCCCGCCGCCGCCGGAGATGCCGGCGAGCTGCGACCAGCGCTTGACGCCGTCGCCGACCTTGAGGGTGCCGTTGGTCTCGTCGTAGCCGACCTCACCGCGGTCCAGGATCGGGTCGAGGGCGGCCCAGTCCACCGCGGAGCCGCTGCGCTGCCCGTCGGGCCGGCGCCGCATGACGGGGCTGCTCCGGAGGCTGTAGACGTCGGAGTCGGACACGGGATGCTCCCTTGCTCAGGTCCGGCGTCAGCCGGCCGCGATGGTGAAGGCTCCGCCGCGGCGGACACCGAGCTTGGACAGCCGACGCGCGAGGTCGTCGACGAGGGACTTCGGGGCGGACAGGCTCTCCCCGGCCCAGGTGAGCGTCACCTCGCCGTCGAGCGCGACCGACCGCAGGCCGGTCGGGTTCGACGCGTAGACGACCGCGGCGTCCAGGACGACGGCGGTCAGCTCGGCCGGGACGTCAGCGGACGTCGCGTAGCCGTGCGAGTAGGTGACCTGCACCCAGGGCGACCAGATGCCCGGCGGGACCGCCGCGTACTCGAGGTGGCCGCGGGTCCGCACCATGGGCATGGACCGGGACCGCCACTGCTTGTGCAGGACGTTCCCGACGCGGCGGAAGTGGACCCCGTCGCTGACGGTCACACCGAGCCCGCCGATGTCCGGGAGCTCGACGACGGTCAGCGGGTGCTGGGCGTCGACCAGGATGGGCCGCTCGGGCAGGGTCAGGGTGCGCAGCCCGCCGGCGAGCGTGACGGTGTCGTCGGCGACGAAGTCGAACGTCTGCTTCGCGACCGCCCGGACGACGGCTGAGGCGTCGTCGATGGCCTGCTGGGCGGTGGCGTCGTCGATGGTCTGGTCCTGCAGCCGGGTCTTGAGCTGGGCCGGTGTGGCCAGGGCCAGAGCCGTCATCGGTCAGGCCTGCGTGGCCGTGAGGTCGTGGAGGGCGTCGAGGAGGGTGGTCCGCTGCTTGCCGGCCTGCTCGGCGGCCAGGACGGCGGCCAGGTCCTCGGGGTGCGCCTCGACGTGCGCGAGGACGTCCTTGACGTTGTGCTCGGCGGGGTCGAACGAGGCGGCCTCGGCGGGCGCCGGCGCGGCCGGAGCGGCGTCCTCCACCGCCGTCTCGGTCCCGGCCGACGGCTGGGCCGCGGGCTCGGGCTCGGCCTGGACCGCGGGCTCGGGCTCGACGGCAGCCCCCGGGCTGTCGGTGGGCGACGACTCGGCGGGCGCGGCAGGCGCTGCGGCCGAGGCGGCCGCGGCGATGACGGCGCCGATCTGGTCCGACTCGTCGGAGACGACCTCGACGGGGCAGTCAGCGGTCGCGAGGTAGACCGCGAGGTCGCCCTCGATCTCCTGCCCCTGGGTGAAGGAGAGGATCTGGCAGCTCGGCCCGTGGTACGCCGAGAAGGCCTTCGCCGCGCGGACGACGACGCTCATGGAGTTCTCCTGCTGCTCGTGGTGCTCGGTGTGAGACGTGACGTGCGCCGGGCCACCGGCCGGCCGGGGTGACCCGGAGGCCGCAGGCTTCCCCTACCTGCGGCCTCCGGGACGACGAGCGCCTGGGTCAGGCGTGCTCGAGGACGATCGCCCGCTTGTAGAGCGCGGGGTCGCTGCCGCCCTGGACCGCAGCGTTGAGGTCGGTCGGCACGGCGTAGTCGCCGACCCACTGCCACGCCGAGGACACGATCTGCTGGAACCGGTCCTGCGGCGGCCGGACGATCAGCGCGACGTCGACGCCGGGCGCGGCGTTGACCATGCTGATGTTCGGGACGGCCTCGACCTCGGAGCCCCGGAGCAGGTCGGCGATGCCCTCCAGCGGGGTCGCGACGAGCGCGTTCGCGCCCATGACGATCGGCCGGTGCACCGTCAGCGTGCCGGCGGAGCCGCCCAGGACGGTCGGCGCCTCGGTGTTGCGGACGAAGTCGATGCCGCCGAGGACGCCGAGGCTGAGCTCGCGGTACGTCTGCGAGTCGGCGCGGCCCTGGTAGAGCTGCTTGAACTCGCTGTCCGCGAACAGCTGCGTCTCGGTGTCCGCGTCGATGTGCGCGACGTAGTTGCCGTTCACCGTCGGGACGTTCATCTTCCGCAGCCGCGCGACCGCGGAGCGGAACATGGCGAAGGTGACGACGTCCGAGCCGGTGAGGCCGAAGATCGAGGACGCCGAGCCCGCGCGCAGCGACGTGGGGGCGTTGGCGGCGACGACCGTCCAGCCCGCGGTGGCGGAGATCGCCGTGCCGAGGGTGAGGTTGCCGGCGCCGGACGACGTGGAGACCCCGGTGACGGTGTTCGCGACACCGTTGACCGTGACGGTCAGCGGGTTGGAGCCGGAGACCGCCGTGAGCACGCCGTTGACCGACACGAAGCCGAAGCCGCTGGTGTCGTTGACCGGGAGCGTGGTGCTGGAGGTCGTGCCGGACGACGCGAACGTGCGGCCGCCGGAGTACGCGCGGTAGAGCTTGTTCCGCGCCACCTGGTTGATCGACTGGCCGGCGTTGATGCCGAGCCGCGAGATGTCGGTGGTGAACTTGCTCGCCAGCTGGACGACGCTTGCGAGCATGTCCGTGTCGACGCCGAGGCCGTACTTGTCGAGCGTGACGCTCCACTGCTCGATCGCGTAGGTGCCCGTGCCCGCGTCCGAGCCCGGCGTGACCGGCGTCGACTGCGGGGTGAGCAGACCGGCGCGGGTCATCGTCTTCTGGTCGCCGACGCCGCCCATGAACGGCTCGACGTCCGCGACGGCGCCGTAGAGGAACGCCGGGCGCATCGACTCCTTGAAGAGCCGCTCGAGGAAGCCCCGCTGGACGGTCGCGCGCAGCGCGGCCGGGAGAGCGGACTGGATGTCGTGCGACGCCAGGGCGACGCGCTGGAACGGGACGCGGAGCCAGCCCGGCCGCACGACGCGGGCCGCCTGGGCGGTCAGGTTGGACATGAGGATGTGTCTCCTTCTTCGATCGTCACGGACAGGGCGTCCGGGAACGCTTGGGCGAGGCGGTCGAGGTAGGCGATCTGCGACCGCAGGAGCGTGGTCACTGCGGTGCAGACCTTCCCGTCGCCACCTGCGGCAGCCCCCTGGTGGCCGCTCACCTCGATCGAGGTGAAGCCGCCGCCGTCGTCCGAGACGACTGCCCGGACGACGATCACGGCAGGCGGATGCCGAGCTTCGCGGCTTCCGCGCGGAACTCCTCCGGGGAGGCGGTGGTGAAGTCGACCGGCGGCGGCGGCGTCCGGGAGCCCTGCGAGGGGTCCGGGCGGGGGGCAGGCGGCGCGGTGGGGGCGGGCGTGGCGGTGGGCTTAGCCCAGTGCGGCTTGCGGTCCAGGAGGCCGTCGAGGGCGTCGCGGATGGCGGCGTCGTCGATGGTCCCGTCGGGGCCGACGAACGCGGCGCCGTCGCGGGAGAGTGCCTCGACGGCGTCCGCGGGGTCGGCGAACCGGTCGGTGGCCAGGGCGCGGATCTCGGCGGCGACGGCGCGCTGCTCCGCGGCGGCGGCGCGCTGCTCCGCGGCCTGCTTGGCCTCGGCGAGCCGCTCGGTCTCGGTCTTCTGCGCGTCCTCGATCTCGCGCAGCCGGGCGGCGGCGGCAGCATTGGCCTTCGCGGACCGCTCCGCCTCGCGGAGCTTGAGCTTCATCTCCCGGAGCGCCTTCTCCCCAGCGGGCCCGAGCGGCTTGTCGCCGGGCTCGGTGCCAGGGTCGGCGGGCGGGTCGGCCGGTGCGGGGTCGCTCTCGAGGCCTGGGATCGGGTCGGCGGGCGGGTCCGCGGCGGGCGGGTCGGCCGGTGCGGGCGGCTCGTCGTCGTGCGTCGACAGGACGACACGGAACGGCAGCGCGAGCACGCGGAGCGGGGCGGTGGACGTTGCGTCCGGGGCGGGAGCCATTGCGGCCTCCTGGTCTCGGTGACAGAGGTGGTGCGCGCCGGGCCGGGCCGCGTTGCGCGGTCCCGGTACGGCGGGTCTGGGGCGGCTACAGGAGGTAGCCGTGGTTGATGAGCTGACGGACGGCGTCGTCGGGGCTCGTCGAGCCGGCGAGGATGTCCTCGACGGACGCCCGGCGGGTGCGGGTGACCCGGTAGGCGTAGGTCTGGGTTCGGCCGGCGGTGGTGCGGGTGAAGGTGCGGCCGCGGGCCAGGAGCGGCCCGTACTGCGCCTCCCAGCGGGCGATCTCGGCGCGGGAGACGGTGAAGTTCCGGTAGGTGCCGCCCGGGTCGGCTCCGGCCGCCCGGGCAAGGTCGCGGGCGAGGATCCGGGCGCCCGCGACGCCACGGGCCGTGGTGCCGGTCGTGGTGTACCGGCGGCCGTCCGCCGCGGTGGCCATGCCCTCGCGGGCGTTGACGACCTGCGAGGGGTCGGCGCCCAAGTCGATGGCCTGCCGTTCGGCGCGGGACAGGCCGTGGACCTGGCCGTCGCGGATCGCGGTGAGCGGGCTGGTGACGAGCTCGGGCGCGATGTCGTTCTCGGCGGGCACGTTCACGCAGTCGCAGTGGGGGTGCCTGGCGAAGCCGGACGAGTAGCGGTACCAGCGGCCGGCGAGGATCGCGCACCGCGAGCATGACGGCGGCCGGAGCGCCCGGACGTACCCGCCGACGTTCCGGGCAGAGCCTGCGACAGCGGTTGCGAGCCGGCCGGCGTCGGCGGTCTCGGTGCGGGCGTACATCCCGAGAAGCGCCCGGCCGAGGTCGAGCGCGGTGCCGGGCGGTACGCCTCGGGTGAGGGCGTAGGCGGTGCGCTGGGCGGGGATCCGCAGGAGGTCCTCGAGCGCAACGCCCTGCGCGGAGATCCCGGCGAACGCGGTGGCGTCGACGAGCGCGGCCGCAGTCCGGTCGAGCTGCTGGGCGCGCAGGACGTCGTCGACGTAGGCGTCGGCCATCGCGGCCGCGGCCGCCTGCGCCGCGGTGAACGCGCCGATCGCCTGGGCGAGCAGCGGCGTCCACGAGGCGACGGGGTCGGTCGGGTCGATCCGGGTCCAGAGCCGGGCCAGGATGAGGGCTGCCTGGTGGCCGGTTGCCGAGAGGTCGGCGCGGTACCGGTCCGCGACGTCGAGGACGCCGCGGGCGGGGCCGGCCATCAGTCCTCGGCCGCCGGCGCCCCGTCTGCGGGCTCGGCGCCGTCCCCGCCGTCGGCGCCGTCTTCGCCGTCACCGGCCCCGCCGTCCATGCCGGACGCTGCGGCCGGTGGGGTTCCGGTCTTGTCGGGCGGGGTGAGGCCGAACGCGAGGGCGGCTGCCCGCTCGTCCTGCTCTTCCATCCGCTCGATCTGCGTGGCGGAGTAGCCGAGGTCCTCGCGGGTCTGCCGGAGCGGGACGACGTTGGAGGTGAAGAGCTTCACCGCGGCGTCGGCGCGCTGCCCGATGGTGGGGGTCGCCGCGTCGCGCCAGATGGTCTCCATCTGCATCGCCTCGGGCGGGACGGTGCCGTCGCGCCAGAGCATGGCCAGGCGCATGACCCGCTCCCAGGACCCGCCGAACGACCGCTGCTTGCGCTCGGCCCGCTTGACGAGGCGGGCCTCGCCGGAGCGGATCGCGTCCGCGGACGACGGGTTGTCGGTCACGAGGCCGAGGTAGTGCGGCGGCAGACCGGATACCGACGCGACGAGCTGGCCGAGCAGCTTCATCGTGTCGTGGAAGCCGGACAGGTTCGACTCGGGGAACTGGCCGACCTCGGCGCCGTCCTGCTTGGTCCGCTCGGTCGCCCAGAGGCGCCCGGCGACCCGGGAGAACGCGCCGACCGGGTTGCCGTGCTCGTCCTGGAAGTCCTCCGGTGCGAACCCGAGCGCCCATCGGCGGGGCATCGCGTGGAACTCGGCCGCGACCATCATGTCGGTCGCGATCTTGCAGGCGGCGTCCGACAGCGGGATGACCGGGGCGAGGTCGCTCGTGCCTTCCCCCAGCGACCCGGCGTCGATGTGCGCCGTCGCTGCGCGCAGCCGGGGCCGGTTCACGATCGGCTCGACCGGGACGACGCCGCGGCCGTGCTCGTCGACCGCCCGGTCGCCGCCGTCCGGGACCCAGCGGTGCCCGTCGTGCAGCCACCACGACGTCGAGTTCGGCAGGTAGAGCGTGGCGCACCGCTTCCGGTCGCCGTCGCCGTCCGACCAGAACTTCGCGGCCGCGGACACCTTCCGGGTCCGGGGGTCCCGCTCGTGGATCACCTGCAGCGGCGACTCGACGCTGACGAGCGGCCGGGAGGCGTCCTCGTCGTTGGTGCCGATGATGGCGTAGGAGCGGCGCATGATGAGCGCGTCGAGGTGCGCCTGCTGCGACCACTCGTCGAGGTCGTTGGCCTGCCAGAGCGCCCAGAGGTCCTCGTCGGCCTCGGGCTCCTCGGCGAGGCGGAAGCCCTCGACGTCCAGGCGCTCCTCGACGGAGTCGATGACGAGCTGCGGCCAGGCGACGACGACCTGCCGGAGCCGGTCGGCGAGCTCGAGGACCAGCTCGGGCGCCATGTAGCTCAGCGGCTGCGAGCCCTCGTAGTGCGCGTTGAGCCGGGCGAGGTCCTCGACCTCCGCCTTGTGGCGGCGCTCGAGGCAGGCCAGCCACCACTCTGGGGAGCCGGGCTCCGGCTCGCCGTCGTGGGTGGAGAGCGCAGCACGCCGGAACGGCACCTGCAGCGTGTCCACGCTGTCACCGCCCCTTCCGGCGTGAGGGCGTCCCGGCCGGTCAGCGCAGGACGAGCATCTTCTTGGACCTGTTGCGGGCCTTCGCGGCGCGCTCGAAGTCGCCGGCGGCGTGCGCGTCGGCGGCGGCCTCGTGCGCCAGGACGTCCGCCATCGCGGCGTCGATCTTCTGGCTCGGGGCCGGCTTGGTGAGGATGTACCGGTCGCCCGGGCGGGCGGCCTTGCGGGCGTTCCCGACGCAGCGGGTCGTCAGCGGGTCCTCGTCGTGCGTCGACCGGCCGGTCTTCAGGTCGGTCAGGGCCCGCTCGAGCGCCGCGTGCATCTGGACGATCCGGTTCGTCGCCCACTCGACGACGACCTTCTCGCCGTGCTCGGTCGCCCAGTCGGCGATCTCCGACCGCCAGTCCCGCGGGTCGCAGTACATCCGGACGACCGTGTAGCGGCGGAACAGCTCGTCGACGGCTGCGTGGACCTCCTGGCGCGGGATCTCCCCGCCCCACTCCGCCGGGTCCCAGATCGTTGGCCGGGCGTCCGGCCCGTAGGTCGGGGTGAACCGGTGCCCGTCCGCCGTCTCGAGGCGGATGGCCGTCCAGTCGTCGACGTCGGAGCCGTCGAACCCGACCGCGACGAGCGCGCCGTCCGGGACCTTCCGGGCCCGGGCGCCGGCGTCCGCCCAGAGCTCGTCCGGGCACCACGCGCCGGCACCGGACACGATCCGGTTCCCGAAGAACCGCTCGGCCTGCGCCGGGTCGCGCTCGAGCAGGTCGGCGGCCTCGGCGTCGATGCTGTCGTCGTCGACGTGGCCGCCGGCCGAGCGCAGCGTCTCCCCGTAGACGGCGCGGTGGATCCGCTTCCGCTCGGCCTTGTTCCGGTAGGACAGCCCGCGGGGCGCCTGCCGGAACTGCCGGTAGACGTCCTTCGCGGAGGACTCGAACTGCTGCTGCGCGACCGAGTGCTGCGACGGGTCCCACGCGTTCGTCGTGAGGCTCGCCCGGCCGCCCATGCCGGCCAGGCCGCGGTACTGGGTGTCCGCGACGGCCTGCATCTTGTTGGTCTTCGTCCACAGGCCGACCTCGTCCTGGGGGACGAAGGTGACGCGCTGGCCGAGGCGGGACTGCGCCGAGCTGGTGACGGCGTCGATGCGGCCGTCGCCGGGGAGGCGGATGAACTCCTCGCCGGTGCGGAGCACGACGTCGGACAGGGGGCCGAGGTCGATCATCGGGCGCAGCGCGCCGTAGATGTTGTCGACCTGCTCCTGCGAGAGCGCCGTGATCTGGATGAGCGGCGTCGGCCAGGGCATGCCCATCGGCTCGCCGGGCTCGTAGCGATACTCCCAGCCGCAGCGGCAGCCCCAGTCCGCGCACGCGTACCCGTCGTCCGCTCCGGCCCAGCCGGCGAACAGCGCCGGGCCGACGCCTTCGAGGCAGGTGTGCGCCGCGGACTTCGGGCCCTTGCCGATCTTCTGCGGGGCGACGAGCAGGCCGCGGCGGTAGACGAACGCCGGGCCGAGCACCGGCGCCTCGGGCACCCAGACCGCGTCGCCGCGGACCAGGTAGAAGTTCAGCAGGTACTCGAGCTGGAAGTCGTAGAGGCTGAACGGGGCGCCGCGGCGGAAGCCGTCCGGGACGACGCAGTGCGCCTCGATCCAGGCGGGGGCTACGTAGAGCGGCTGCGCCTCACGCTGCGCCGCCACCGGCGGCCAGCTTCCGCGCACGGTCTCTCACCGACGCGACGGGCGCCGGCGCGGCGGGAGCGGACGACGTCCGGGTCTGCCTGCGCTGGCTGACCTCGTCGGTCGCGATCCTCCACCGGTTCCGCAGCATCGCGGTCGGGTTCACGCCGAGGCGGTCCGACCACTGCCGGGCCTCCTTGGCGTCGTCCAGGGAGCCGAGCTCGCCGAGTACCTGGTGCCGGACGAACATCGCGACGGCGCGCTGCTGGTGGTCCCGCTCCCAGATGATCGCCTGGGGGTACCGCCAGACCTCGCGCCAGAGCGCCTTCTCGCGCTTGTCCTGCTCCGCGACCTGGAACGCGAGCACCTCAAGCCGCTTCTGCGCCCGCTCGATCTTGTCCTCGAGCGACGAGACGTCGTCCCCCAGGACGAGCTTCTCCTCCAGGACGCGCAGCATCAGGTCGATCCGACCCGAGACGACGCGGTGCTCGGCCACGAGCGCGATGTCCGGCAGCAGCGGCCACCGCGGCGACGCGGACGGCTTCCCGTCCGCGCGGCGGCGGCCCTCGGCCGGGAGCGTCGTCCAGCCGGCGGCGTCCGACGGCCGGTCGCGGCGCAGCGCGTTCGGGTCCGGTGCCGGCCCGGAGTTGACCCGGGCGCCTCCCCTAGGCACCGGCTGCACCAGGTGTGAGCGCGGCGATGTTCTCGCGCGTCAGGACGGAGGTGTCGACGTCGCTGGCGAACAGGATCGTGGGCAGCCCGAGCTTGTCGAGCGCCGCGCTCAGCGCAAGGAATCCGTCCTCACCGCCTACTGCGGCAAGGTCGCCGACGTTTCCGATGAGCAGCACGTCACCAGGCTTCACGAGCACCACGCGGGTCTCCCCCGCCTGCTCAGGCATCGACGACCTCAAGCGTGAGCACGGTGCCGTCGACGCGGTGCAACTGGACCACGCCGGGCAGGAACTCGATCCGGACGACGTCGGCCGCGGCGGCGTTGAGCAGGTCGCAGGCGTCGCGGTAGCCCTGCAGCTCGGGGTCGCTGGTGCGGTCGAGCCCGGCGCGCGGCTCGACGGAGAGCCGCTCCCCCAGCTCCTGGCCGAGTGCGGCGAGCGCGCCGGTCATGCGGTAGGCGGGGATGGTCGCCTGGTCGGCGGCGTCAGCCACGACGACCACGCTTCCCGGCCGGCGACCAGATGCCGACGCCGTTGTTGATCGGAGCCCAGAGCACGTGGCATCCGCCGGCTGCCCCTTCGGGCAGGTACTCGACCTTGATGCCGTCGACGTCCATGAAGACGCTGCGGATCCGGTCGACCGGCAGCTCGATGCCGAGCGCACTCAGCGCGGCGCGGACCTGGTCGAGCGTGACCGGTTCGGCGAGAGCCGGATCGGCGACCTTCGTCTCCGAGGTGAGCTTCATGGTGATCTCCTCGACCGCGTTGCGCGGCGTCGGGGGTGGCCGCGGTCTCGCGTTGCGCGAGCGCGGTGGTGGAGCGGGCGACGTGGCCGGCGTTGCGCCAGCTGCGTCGCGACCGAGCGGCGGCGATCATGGCCGCGCTCGGGAACCTTTGAACCTGACGGACCCCGGAGAGCCC